AACGACTATCGTCGTATTGGTTTAATAACAAACCCTTTAAAATTTGGAACCGAGGAATTAATTTCAGACTTGACTGTATCTGCTACTAAGGCAGTTATATTCTCACCTACATTCCAAGGTAACTACGTTCCTGATGAAATTATTACACAAACAAGAGTTGTTGGAGGATCTAACGTTACTGCTCGTGCTCGTGTTATTTCATGGAATGCAACTACAAAACTATTAAAGTACTATCAGAATGCTGTAGATGGTATCTTCCCAGAAGTTACAGGAACACAGAATGAATTTGATGGTTCAAACGTGATTAATGGTGCTACATCTGGTGCTGCAGGGCAACCCGATGTTAACTTCCCCGCCATCCCAAACTCTTCTTCTAGAACAATTAACAATACTGAGTATGACTTAGGTATGAAGTTTAACAATGGTTATGCTAAACCCGAAGTTTCCTCAAGTAGCGGTGACGTTGTTTACATAGATAATAGAAGATCCATCAGTCGTGCAAACGACCAAGTAGAAGATATTAAAATCGTAATCGAGTTCTAATGGCACAAAATACTAATCTAAACGTAACACCGTATTACGACGACTTTGATAAAGCAAAGAACTTTTATCGAGTATTATTTCGTCCTGGTTTTCCAATACAGGCAAGAGAACTAACACAGTCTCAATCAATTCTACAAAATCAAATTGAGAATATGGGAACCCATCTATTTAAAGATGGTTCTATGGTTATACCTGGTCAAGTTGGTTATGACTTGAATGTAGATGCCATAATGGTTCAAGAGTCTTTCTTAGGTGCAGACGTAGAGAGTTATAGAAATCAGATTACAGGAAAAATTATTACAGGTTTGACATCAGGTGTTAAAGCAAAAGTGCTTTATAGTATTTCATCTGCTCAGTCAGACAAAGGATATATTACACTGTATATTAAGTACATTGAATCAGGTGGAGAAGAAAATAATCAAACTACATTTACTAATAATGAACAGTTAATTACAGATACAGAAATAACTTTTGGAACCACTCTTATTGAAGTAGGATCACCATTTGCACAATTACTACCTACAGCAGCAACACAAGTTGGATCTGTAGCATATGTGCAGGAAGGTGTTTACTTTATTAGAGGTTTCTTTGTAGACGTTCCTTATCAGTACATTCTCCTTGATCAATATGGAAGTAACCCCAAATACAGAATCGGACTTGAGATCCTTGAATCAATCATCACCCCAGAAGATGACTTATCACTCAATGATAACGCTGCAGGAACATCTAATTATGCTGCTCCTGGTTCTCACAGGTTCAGAATAACAACTAACCTTGTCAAGAAATTACTTACAGACGAGGCAGATAAAGACTTTATTGAATTACTACGTATCAATGGTAATAAAATTGAGAAATTAGTTGATCGTAGTGCATATGATGAACTAGAAAAATCTCTTGCAACTAGAACTTACGAAGAATCTGGTGACTATGTTGTTAGTGATTTCCAAATTAATATGAGAGAGAACCTAAATGATGGGTTCAATAATGGTGTTTATGAATCAGGTGATACAACTGCTCAAGGTAATAGTGCTGCAGAAAGCATGTATGCTATTGAGTTTGGTCCTGGTACTGCATATGTTAGAGGATATAGACTTAAAACTTTATCTCCAACTTATGTTGACTTAGCAAAACCAAGAGATACAGAAGCTGCTCAGAACACAATTATACCATTTACATTAGGTAACTACTCTAAGATTCAAAATCTATATGGATTTGTTAATACAGCAGGTTCTACTATTGGTAATGCATATCAGACAGTAGAATTACATGATAGATTTACAGCAACACCAGGTGATGCTGTTGGTAATTTAATTGGATATGCACGTGTAGCATCTCTAGAATTTTTACAAGATCCTGATAGTAATTTTGGTGATGCTGATGACAAATATAATATGCATTTGTTTGATGTTCAAATGTTCACTGTATTACATTTGGCAAGTGCACAAACAATTAGTACTGGTGCTGCTGATCAAAGAGGAACTTTAGTTGTTGGTAAATCATCAGGTGCAAGAGGATATCTAATTGATAACGTTGCTTCTGCTACTCACTTAAATCTTTATCAAGTTGAAGGAAACTTCCAGAAAGGTGAGATGGTAACTGTAGATGGTTTGAACTTAGATACTATCACTAACATGCACCAATATGTGTATTCAGATACTAGACAGGTTCTTGCTAGAGATGAAAATACACAAGCTGTTGAATTTACTGCAGATATTATATTAGAAGATCTTAAGTTTGTTCAAGGTGCTACATTCACTTATGATGCTACAAGTAGTAATGAAAAAATTACTGGTTTAAATTCAAACTTTGCTGCTGATTTAAGACCTGGCGATAGATTATATTTCTCTGAAACAAAATATGTTGATGTAGATTTTGTTGATCCTACAAACTTAGCATCATCTAATAATTCAACAATCTTTACTTACTCTACTCAAGTAGTAAACGTTACACCTGGTGCAGGTTCTGCAGGTCCTACTGGAGGAACTTATAATACAATCCTACGTTATAGAGCAAAACTTTGGGAAACAGAGAAGGCAACACTTCTTAAGCAAATGCCTAAACCATATGTTAAGAGCATCTCTGATGAATCTATGGTTGTTAGAAGAACTTTTGATAACCAAACTGTTGCTGCAAACGCTATATCAATTACTCTACCTGAGAATGAACAGTTCCAAGCAATTACAAACTCTGCATATTCATTCACAGTTATGGGTAGTACATCATCTGCATATCCTGTAGGTGCACAAATTCCTATTGACACTGTAAATACTGGTGCTATTGGTTATACAACATTTACATCTGCTGATAGAACTACAATTCAGATAACAAACTTAGATGTAACAGGTGATGCAGGTGCAATTACATCTGTTAAAGTTACAGCATCTGTTTCTAAGAACGTTACTGCTAAGAAAACAAAATCACCTTATAACATGTTTGTATTGAAGGTGAATCAAACTGTTTCTAATTTAGATAAGCAAAATTATGGTCTTACATATTCTGGAGTATATGGAACTAGAATTGAAGATGTAGATTTATCATTAGGTATAACAGACGTATTTAATATACATGCTGTATATGAGTCACTAGATGACGCTGATCCTATTCTTCCATCTATTACTTTAGTTGAACCAACATTTTTTGAAACTAAAAGTATTGTTACAGGTAAAACATCTGGTGCGAGAGCAAGAGTTGTTGACTTTAACTCAAGTACTTTAAAACTATCCATAGTTTATTTGAGTGGACAATTCATATCTGGTGAAACAGTTGATGGATTTAATAGTAGTAATATTGCTATTCAAGGTATTATTAATGACTCTGTAGGATCTATTGTTGCAGGATCTAAAGTTATTACAGATCGTTATGAATTAGAAACTGGTCAAACAGGATTTATCTATGGTATATCTAAACTTGTAAGAAAGAAAGGTGTTGCAAAACCAATTAGAAAACTAAAAATTGTTTTAGATTACTATTCTCACGCTGCAACTGGAGATTACTTTGCAGGTCAATCATATTTGGATACACCATATGCAGACGTTCCTTATTATCAAGAGAAATTCCTACCTGATTTCTTAGACTTTAGACCAGGTGTTAAAAACTTATTTACAGGAACTGGAACAGTTTCATCTCCTGCATATGTTAATGCTGCTACACTAGACTTTAAGCATAGAACATTCCCAACTGCAGGTAGTCCTGCTGCTACATTGTTTGACGTACCTAAAGTCAATAGTGATTTCAGATGTGACTTTGATTGGTATCTTCCTAGAGTTGATAAGTTATACTTACTACCTACTGGAGAGTTCCAAGTTGTTAAAGGTAAGTCAGAACAAAGACCTTCTCCTCCAGACGATCTACAAGATGGTATGTTACTAGCAACATTGCTACACGCACCATATGGTTTTGATCCTGCATCTGATGTTGTTATACAGAAATCTGATAATAGACGTTACACAATGCGTGACATTGGTAAGATAGAAAAACGTCTTGATCAAGTTGAATACTATACATCTCTTAATATGTTAGAGAGTGATACATTCAACGTTGAAATTACTGATGCATCTGGTAAGAATCGTTTAAAGAATGGATTTATTGTAGATGATTTTACAGATCATTCTAAGTCAAGTACAACTAACCCAGATTTTGCTGCTGCATTAAGTTACTCTGATGGAACAGCACAACCTTCACACTATACTACAAATACAGCATTATTAATAAATGAGTCTTTATCTCAAGGTTATAGAAAAACAGGACCTCTGATTACATTACCATATGAAGAAATACCATTAATTACACAATCATATGCATCTCGTGTTGAGAACGTTAACCCATTCAACGTATTTACATACATTGGACGTATTGACCTAACACCTGCTAGTGATGACTGGGTAGATACAAATCGTCTTCCTGTTAATGTCATTGACGTTGAAGGTGATTTTGAAGCAACTAGCAGAGCGATGAATGTAGATCAATCTGGTTTTGCTCCTATTCAATGGGGTTCATGGAATACTAACTGGAGTGGAGAATCCACAGGTGCATGGAGTAGATGGAGAGAACATACATTTGCTAACTTTGTTCGTGGTAGAGGTCGTCGTGTTATGGGATCAAGAACCATTACGACTACAACTAACCAGACTAGAAGAGGTATTAGAAGTAGAGTAGTTCCTAGGATTGATCGTCAATCTATGGGTGATAGAACTGTATCTTCAACTTCTATTCCTTGGATACGTTCTAGAAATATTGATGTAACTGTTGCTAGAATGAAACCAAGAACTACATTCTATTCATTCTTTGATGGAACTAAGATTGGTGATTATATGATGCCAAAAGTTCTTGAAGTTATTAAAGATCCTTCTACAGATAGTAGAACAAACTCAACACCATTTGTGATTGGTGAAACAGTTAGAGGTCTAACAAGTGGTGCTAGATTTAGAGTTTCTGCACCTAACGACTTCTTTACATGGAATCCATATGATGATACTGATATGCCTTCATCATATTCTTCAACTACAAACTTTATTAATGTTGATACAGACTCTCTTGCTGCACAGGCAGTTGGACAATATTACGGTAATATTCAAGTAGGTGAAGTACTAGTTGGAACATCAGGTGCACGAGCAGTTGTGCGTGATCGTAGATTAATGACTGATAGATTAGGACAATGGAAAGGTTCACTATTCATTCCTCCTCCTCAAATTAGTACAAATCCACGTTGGCAAACTGGTAGTAGATTATTAAGGTTAACAACACATCCAGAAGATGCTAGAACTGGTGGAGCAGTTGCTTCTGCTGCACAAACAGAATACGCTGCAAAAGGAACTTTAAATACATTACAAGAAAACGTTCTTGCTATTAGAAACGCAGACATTGTTCAAGATACAGTAACACAAGATAGAACAGTACAAACAACTAGAACTGAGACACGTCAGGTTGGTTGGTGGGATCCACTTGCTCAATCATTCTTGGTTGATGAAGAAGGTGGTGTATTCTTAACTTCTGTTGATGTTTACTTTAACTCTAAAGATGGCAACATTCCTATCTCAATGCAGATTAGAACAATGTCAAATGGTTATCCAACAACATCTATTCTTCCTTTCTCTGATGTTACAGTAACTCCTGATACTATCCAGACATCTGAAACTGGTGCTATAGCAACTAAGTTTACGTTCCAAGCACCTGTTTATATTCCACAGTCTATTGAGCATTGCTTTGTTCTATTCTCAGACTCTAATGAATATCAGGTTTGGATTTCTAGAATGGGTGAATTAGATATTACTGGAGACAGAACTATATCTGAGCAACCATATGCAGGTGTGTTATTCAAATCACAAAACGCATCTACATGGACTGCTGACCAGTATGAAGATCTTAAATTTATTATTTACAAAGCGGTATTCGATACTAATACTGTAAGTCAATTAACGTTGAACAATGCTCCTCTAGACTTAGGTAATGGTGGTAAGATTGTATTAAGAACTGATCCAGTACAAACATATCAACCAGAGTTACAACTAGTAATGAATGCTGTAAACAGTGTTTTACCTTATACAGTTGGTGCTCGTGTGTATCAGAAAACAACTCTTGCACAAGGAACAGTTAAGGAAGTTACAGACAGTAATGCAGGTGTTCTTCTAACTATCAATGATATATCAGGAACATGGCAAGCAGGTTCATCAACTGGTGGAACAATTATTAATAGATTAGTATCTTCCAAGACTACTGCTACTATGACAGTAAGTAGTGCATCTGGTGACTTTACAGTTGGAGAAACTATTACAGGTAACAGTGCTGCTGCTCCAACTGCAGAGGTTGTTAGTTGGACAGATAATGGTGGAGGAAATGGATCGTTAACACTTAAGTATGTGTCAACAACCTTTACTACAACTACAGAACAAATTAGTGGTGGAACATCTGGTAAAACTGCTACTGTTGCAAGTATCAGTTATGCAGGTGATAACGTATCTTCTTCAACTGTTCAAGATGCTTTCCCAAGTAGCACACCAACATACACAACATCACAAAGAAGAGTAACAGTACAACATTCACATCATGGTATGCATGATACTGATAACAATGTTGTTATTGAGGGTGTTAAATCTGAAGTATCACCAACATACTTGACATCATCTATATCTGATTCAGATACAACTATACAAGTTAATGATGCTACTGCGTTCCACACTGTTATTAATGGTGCAAACGTAGGTTCTCTAAACTTAGGTTATATTAAGATTGAAGATGAGATTATGTCTTACACAGGAATTAGTGGAACTGGTAAAACTATTACTATTAATGAAAGAGGATTAGCAGGAACTACTGCTGTAAGTCACGCTGATGAAACAGATGTAGAATGCTATAACTTAGATGGTATTCCTCTAATTGAAATTAATAAGACTCATAATAATATTATGAATCCTACCTTAGATAGTTACGATCTTGCAACTTCATCTATTGCTAGGTTGGGTATTAGGTCAGGTGATAACCATGTTATTGCATCACAAAATATTCAATATGAGATCATTTCTCCTCAGATTCAGAGAATGACTCTACCTAAGACACAGATTACTGCAAGAGTTAACACTATTACAGGTACATCTATTAATGATGGAAATGCATTATCACAAAATTCATTCAGTAATACTGGTGAGTTCTATGATGTAAACCTAGGTGAGGACAACTACTTTGTTGCTCCACAGTTGATATGTTCTGCTATCAATGAGTCTGCTGAATTAAGTGGTGCCAAGTCATTTAGACTTGACTTAACAATGTTCAGTGAAATGGATAACGTAACTCCTGTTGTTGATACTGACAGAATGTCTATCACTACAATCAGTAATAGAATCAATGCTCCTAGTGATACTACCACCGCTACATTACCAGTTGGTGATGAACATAACGGTGTTTATATTACTAAGGTTGCTGATCTAACTAATCCATCATCCTCTATTAAATTAATGTTTGCGGGTTATCGTCCATCTAACACTCACATTAAACCTCTATATAGAGTATTACCCTCTGGATCTACTGATCCAATCGAAAGTTTAGGATGGCAGTATTTTGATACTCAAGATGCTAAGATTCCAGATACTACTGAGGAAGTAGAATTTTTCGATTATGAGTATGAAGTCACTGGTTTAGACTTCTCACAATATCAAATTAAGATAGTGTTCGTATCTCCAAACCAAGCATACTCACCAGTCATTAGAGATCTAAGAGCAATCGCCCTTGCTGTATAATGAAAATCCCGATTAAAGACGGAGAGAAAAGACTCGAAGGATGGTACAAGGATGATAGAACTGGAGCAATCCAGTGTTCTGACAAAGCGAAGTATGAACAATACATGAAGCAATATAGAGCAGAACAAAAGAAAGAACTTGATTTAGCCACTTTACAAAATGATGTTTCTGGTCTAAAATCAGAGTTAGATGAGATTAAATCTCTTCTGTTAACGTTAACAAAACAATCCTGATTATGGAAAAAATAGGTCAAGACCAAATGTTGTCTCAATTTAAAGAGAGATATACAGGTCTGATAAATGAAAATCAGCAACTTGCTGAAAAAATTAAACAAAATGAAGTGCAAGCACTAAAGCTTCAAGGTGCTATCGAAGCATTGGAGTATTACAATCCTCCCGAAGAGACTCCAGAATCACCCCCAGAAATACCTGCGGATGATATAGCTGATGAGTCTCCTGGTTTAACTGATTAATGATTTTTTAAGGGGGACACGAGTTCCCCTTTTTTAGTGACATAAATAACTTGGAAGCATGTTCTCATAAGGTTGTCCTAAAATAAAATGGCAAATAGAATACAATTAAGAAGGGGTGGTGCTCAGGAATGGGCAAACGCAAACCCTACTCTTGCTCAAGGTGAATTGGGTATTGAGTTAGATACTGGTCGATTTAAGATAGGTGATGGTGTATCAGCATGGAATACCTTGCGATATGAAAGACCTGTTGAATCTATATCTAACACTGCAAACACTCTTGTACAAAGGGATGCTGATGGTAATTTTGCTGCAGGTGTTATAACTGCAACGTTGATTGGTAACGCTTCTACTGCTGCAAGACTTTCATCAACTAGACAGATAACTTTATCTGACGACCTAAGTGCTACAGGAACATTTGACGGATCACAAAACTTAAACCTTGCTGCAGAACTTTCTTTAGTTTCAACACTCCCTCATTATGATGGAACAGCTTCTTCATCTGGAACTTATAACAAAGTAACTGTAGACGCAAAAGGTAGAATTACTGCTGCACAAGACTTTACTACAAGTAACAATGGAACCCTTGCTGATTACGGTCTAGATGGGACTGTAGAGGGTGCTTCTGCTCAACCTTATGATTTAGACCTAGTTGCTGTTGCAGGTCTTACAACGACTGGTATTATCGCTAGAACTAGTGGTGGTGCTATGTCAACCAGAACCGTTACTGGAACTGCAGGAAAGATACAAATTAATAATGGTGCAGGTGTAAACGGTAACCCAACAATTAATTTAATTACTACAACTGTAGTACCTGGTGATTATAATACAGAGTCTTTGACATCTGTAAGTGCTGTAGGAAGTAATAGCGAACCATTTGGAACTGAGACTGTAAACGCAGTTAAGTTTACTGTTGACGAAGATGGTAGATTACAGTCATCTACAAACGTTCCTATTGCAACTGCTACAGAAGGTAGTAAGTATGGTGCATTTAATGGTGCTACCAATTATGTAAGATATAATATAATTGAAACAGGAGGTAAGGTATATCAAGCAATTCAAGATATTAGTTCTGGAGGAGTTGCACCAACTCATGTAGATAGTTCTGATGCTAATGGTTGGAGATATCTCGCTGCTGCTGCAGTAGAACAAAAAGGATTAGCATCATTTGCTCAAGAAGATTTTGATGTAGATTCAAATGGTCATGTTACTATTGCTCCTGCAGGTGTAGATAATACACAGATGCAAAATAATAGAATAGGTTTTGCAGATGGTAATACAGTAGAGAATTTTGAATTAGATCAAGAATTAACTGCAACAACTGGTTATAGAGGATTTAACTATCTTAATTATGTTAAGGTAAACAATACTTCTGGTAGTCTATTATTTGGTGCAAACAATACAGGAGATAGTGGAAACGGAGAAGTTGATATTAATGTAAGAACTGTATTCAGTGATCCTGATTTCATGTTCGATGGTGCAGGTACACAACAGATTGATAAAACTGGTGATGGTGATTTCAACATAGAACTCACACAAAACACTGCAGTAGATAGAAACCTAACTGTATCTTCTACTAACGCAGGTTCTGGAACTAGCACATTAACATTATCTGCAGAAGATGTAGTAGATATTGATGCCACTGCTGCAACTGGAAAGGTACATATAGAAACAATGAGATTCCAAGCAGACCATATTGGTGCTGTTGGAGATATCTTAATTGACCCTAATGACGATAGAGATGTTAGTGGTCTAGTAACAATTAGAGGAAACTTACAGGTAGATGGAACGACTACAACAGTTAATTCAACAGTCACAACGTTGGATGATCCAATCATTACTCTTGGCGGTGACACTGCTCCTGCTAGTGATGATGGTAAGGATAGGGGAGTTGAGTTCAGATATTATGACTCTCAAGCAAGACTTGGATTCTTCGGTTACGACGATTCGTATGCAGATCTCGGAGGACACTCAGGGGGATTCCGTTTTCTATATGATGCCACAAATATTGGAGAGGTATTTACAGGAACAGATGCAGGGGTCATTGCAGGAAATCTAAAACTTACAACTAATACTAATTCAACATCTAATACTACAGGAGATTTGGTAGTAGCAGGTGGTGTAGGTATAGGTGATGATGTTAATATTGGTGGAACAGTTGATATTGATACTAACTTAAGAACTCGTGGAACTACTAGATTTGATGACGAGGTAGTTATTCAAGGTGCTTCTAAGAACTTCATTATGAAGAACGGAAGTGGAACTGCAAAAATTACTGCAGGATCTACAACTGGTAACATTACTATGGAAGGCATCCTTGCTGTTACAGGCAATGTAGATGTAAACACTGACAAGTTTAATATAACAGCATCCTCTGGTAATACTGCTATTGCAGGTACTCTAGTAGTAAGTGATGCAACTACTATAAAGGCAGACAATAAGTTCTTTAAGATTCAAACTGCTGCAGCTGCAGATAAATTTACAGTTGATACAGACAATGGTAATACAGTTATATCTGGTGAGTTGAATGTTAACTCAGCTGTTGATCTTGATACAACATTAAACGTAGATGGTGGTGCTACATTCCAAGACAATGTAACTATCAACGCTGATAACAAGATGTTTAAGATCCAGACAAATGGATCTGTTGATAAGTTTACAGTAGATAGTGATAATGGTAATACAGTTATTGCAGGTCAGTTAAATGTAAACTCAGCTGTTGATTTAGATAGCACTTTAAATGTTGATAACGCTTCTACATTCCAACACAATGTAACTATCAATGCTGACAATAAGATGTTCAAGATACAGAACAACTCAAACAGCGATAAGTTTACAGTAGATACTGACAACGGAAATACAACTATACAAGGAACCGTTGATATTGTTGGTAACACAACTCTCACAAATAACTTTACAGTTAATGGTTCTCAAACAACTATTGGTAATGCTAATAGCGATGTTCTAACTGTTAATGCAGACGCAACATTTACAGATGATCTTACAGTAAATGCAACCGTTGACTTTGATTCAACTCTAAATGTTGATGGTCAAGCAACCTTCCAAGACAATATCATCTTGAACGCTGACAATAAGATGTTCAAGATACAGACTAATGGTTCTGTAGATAAATTTACAGTTGATTCTGATAATGGTAATACAGATATACAAGGAACATTAATAGTACAGGGTCAAACTAGTATTATTGATTCACTTGTAATCAATGCTTCTAATGAGAACTTCTTAATTCAGAATGGTTCTGGTGTTAATAAGTTTACAGTTGATACAGACAATGGTAATACTAACATTGTTGGAACAATAACTGTTGGAAGTGCATCACAAATTAATTCTACTCTTGGTGTTACTGGAGTTACAAGTCTAACAAATGCTGCAGACCAAACAATTACAGGAACATATGGTGCAGATGGTGGTGTAAGAATTAGCGGTGGTGTTGGAATTACTAAGAGACTTGCTGTAGGATCTGATGCAAGAGTATATGGTAATACCACATTATCTGGAACTGTAGATATTGATAACAATACTGATGTATCTGGTAAGTTTAATATTAGTAATACTCAGGATGCCACAAGTTTTGCAGATAATTCTGTAGCATTTACTAATGATGGTGGTGCAAGAATTACTAAGAACACTTACATTGGTGGTGATCTTGTTGTTTATGACAACACTAACACAAGAGCTGCATTTACTGTTACTAATTTAACAGGAGATGGCGAGTTCCATAATGATCTTACAGTTGGAGGTAACTTAATAGTCAATGGAGCAACAACTACTGTCAACAGCACGGTCACAACTCTCGATGACCCTGTTATTACTTTGGGTGGTGACACAGCACCAGTCTCTAACGATGCTAAGGATCGTGGTGTTGAGTTCCGTTACTACGACGGCTCTGCTAAAGTTGGGTACTTCGGATTAGATAGATCATCCTTAGAATTTGCATTCTTAACAGACGCTACTAATAATTCAGAGATATTTACAGGAACTGACGGTGCATTAAGAGTTGGTTCTATTCATGTTACAGGTGCAGGACAATCTGTTGACATTGATTCAAATGCAAACATAGATGGAACTCTAACTGTAGATGGTCAAATTACATCTCAGGTATCATCAGGACCTGCTCTTGTTATTCCAACAACTGATAAGATTAATAATCTAAACGCAGACCTATTGGATAGCATGACAACTGCGACTGCAAACACTGCATCTACAGTTGTTAATCGTGACTCATCTGGTGACTTTGCTGCTAATATTATCACTGTTGCATCTGGAACTGGATCAGGTGCAGGTATTCAAGGTAACGCAATTACTGCTGACGAATGGAAGACTGCTAGAACATTAACAGTTAATGGTGTTGTAAACGGAAGTATAAGCATTAATGGTGGTTCAGATATTACACTTACAACAACATTTGATGATCCTGATATAACTGGATTATCTGGAATGACTGGTACTGGTTATGTTGTAAGAACTGCTGCTAATACTTTTGCACAAAGAACCTTACAAGTTACAGGAAGCTCAGGTATAACACTTACCAATGCTGATGGTGTTCAAGGAGACACAACTATTAACGTTGCTTCTACACCTAACAATGCATCTGACAACTTAGTCTTACGTGATGGATCTGGTAACTTCTCTGCAGGAGAAATAACTGCAGATCTAAGTGGTAACTTAATTGCTAATTCCAGTACAGCAAAAACAATAATTCCTGTTACTGATTCTGCTTGGAATCTAGGATCTAACTCTGCTAGATGGTTACACATTTATGGTGATAATATTACTGCAACTGATGCAACTATTACTAATATTAGTGGTGATTTAACTGGTAACTTAGTTGCATCATCTTCCACAACTAAAACTATAGTTCCTTCACAGGCTTCTCATTGGTCTATAGGACATACTACTAACAGATACTCATACGTTTATGCAGATAACTTTATTGGAACTACAGCACAAGTAGATGTAAATGGTGATCTAACTGGTAATTTAGTTGCATCTTCTAGTACTGCAAAAACAGTAGTTCCTGCTGCTAATTCTACTTGGAATCTAGGAGCAACTGCAAACAGATGGGCATATGTGTATGCAGATACTTTCACAGGAACTACTGGAAATATTGATCAGGTAAATGGTAATCTAAGTGGTAACTTAGTTGCATCAAATTCCTCAACTAAAAATATAATTCCTGCTACTGATAGCACTTGGAATATAGGATCTTCCACAAACAGATATGCATACATTTATGGAGATAGCCTTGTTGCTACTTCTGCAACTATTGATCAAGTAAATGGTGATCTAAGTGGTAACTTAGTTGGTAATTCTTCCACAACTAAAACTGTAGTTCCTGTTACTGATTCTACTTACAACCTAGGATCAACTTCAAACAGATATGCATATGCTTATGCAGATAGCTTTGTTGGTGATACTGCAAATATTGGTCAAGTAAATGGTGATCTAGGTGGTAATTTAACTAATAACTCATCTAGTGCAAAAACTATAGTTCCTGCTGCTACTTCTACTTGGAATCTAGGATCAACTACAAACAGATGGGCATATACTTACTCAAATAGTTTTGTTGGTACTTCCGCAACTATTGATAGTATTAATGGTGATCTAGGTGGTAACTTAACTAATAACTCATCTACTGCCAAGACATTTGTTCCTGTTCAAGACAACACTTGGAATCTAGGATCTACCACAAATAAATGGGCATATGGATATATCAATACAGTAAATGGAGTTACAGGAACATTCACTACATTGTCTGGTGATCTAGGTGGTAACTTAACTAATAATTCATCTACTGCAAAAACTATAGTTCCTGTCACAGGTTCTACTTGGAATCTAGGATCTGGCACAAATAGATGGGCATATCTATATGTTGATACTATCAATGTTGCAAATGCTATTAGTGCTAACGTAACTGGTGACCTAACAGGTAATGCTGATACTGCAACTGCCTTACAGACTGCAAGAACTATCGGTGGCACAACCTTTGACGGAACTGCTGATATTACTCCTGCTACTGCAACACAGGCAACAAACCTTAACAACCATGATACTGATAGTTTATCAGAAGGTGCTTCAAATCTATACTACACAGAAACAAGAGTACAAAACAAACTTGATAATGCGTTTGCACAGTTACAAGCAATGTTGAATAATCTTGCTACTACAACTACATTGAAACTTAATCTATCAGGAGATCCAACACCTGGTGCTGTTGTATCTCTTGGATCTATTACAGCAAGTGGTCTTGGAGGATTTACTGCAGGAACTGACGTTGCAACTTCTGGATCAGCAACTGGAACTGGATTAACAGTTGATACAACTGTAGTTGATGGTGCAATTACTGCTGTTGCCTTAAACCAAGGTGGAACAGATTACTTAATCGGAGATACTTTAACAATCACAAATGCTAATGCAGGTGGTGTTGCTACATTGAACCTTGGATCATTAGTAACTGGAACTGGTGGATTCAGTAATGCAACTGCTGTTGCAACAACTGGTGGATCAGGAACAGGATTAACTCTTGATACTACAGTAGATGCATCTGGAGCACTCACAAACCTTACAGTGAACGCTGCAGGAACTGGTTATGCAAATGGTGAAACAATTACACTTACAAATCCTAATGCAGGTGGAGTAGCTACAACAGATACTCTTGTCGTTGGAACTGGTTATATTGACGGAACTGGACTTGCAACGACTGGTGGTGGGGGAAGCGGTTTGACAGTTGATGTTACTACATCAGGTGGTCAAGTAACTGGAGTTACAGTGAACGCTGCAGGAACAGGATATGCTGTTGATGACACCATTACCATAACCAACCCTAATGGTGGTGGAGTACAAACACTAGGATCTATTGCTACTGCAGGAACAGGATATGCTGATGGAACTGGTATCGCAGTTGTTGGAGGAGGTGGAACTGGATTAACAGTTGATCTCACTACATCAGCAGGAGTAGTTACTGGTGTTGCAATCAATGCAGATGGATCTGGTTATGCAGCATCTGACGTTGTTACTATTGTAAATGCTAATGGATCAGGTGCTAAGACTCTTGGTTCTATTACAACAGCAGGAACTGGATACTCAGCAGGAACTGGAGTTGCAACAACTTCAGCTGGATCAGGAACTGGTCTAACAGTTGATACTACAGTTGATGAAAATGGAGCAATAACTGCTGTTACAATCAATGATGATGGATCTGGTTATGCAGCATCTGAAGTTATAACTATTGCAGGGGGTAGTGGAACTGCTCAATTTACTGTGTCAGAAATACATGGTAATGGTTGTACAATTCCTATATCTGCTGTATTTGGCAATGATGCAACCTTTGATGTTGCAAGTGTATTTGTTGATGGTTCTATCAACATTGCTACTGTATTCACAGATGCAACATTCTCACTCGCTGACATCACAGCGATGGAAGTCGGTGCAACTCTAACAGGAGCAACTAGTGGAACTGTTGGAACTATTACTGCTATGGATAGCAGTTCTGTTACTGTTGATAATGTAGATGGATTCTTCAAAGTAGGAGAAACCGTTGGTGCTAATGATGTTACTAACTTGACTATTAATTCATTCGGATAATAACAAATGTCTGCTACTAGACCCTCAAGTAAAACTGAATTAAAAGACTATGCCCTTCGTAGATTAGGTTATCCTACGATTGACATAAACGTCGCTACTGAGCAGTTAGATGACTTAGTAGAAGAAGCTATTGATTACTACCAAGAATATCATTATAACGGAAGTTATAAAGCATTTCTTAGAATAGAAGTAACCGAAGCAATAAAAAATAATGCACAAGCATACTCTCAAGAAGGTTCTAGTGCATGGTATGGAATTAATAATTATGTTGATACTGCACCTGGCACATTAGGTATCAATCATGTATATACAAGTATTGGTGCATCTAGTATAGTACCAGGAAATATTTTTAATATTAAATATCAGATATTTTTGAATGACATCTATGCTATGACGCATGGACATATTTTACACTACTTCTTAACCTCACAATATCTTGAAACTCTTGATTGGATTACTAACTCACAGGCAAATCGTAGAGTAAAATGGAACGAACATCAAGGTAGATTATATCTTGATATGGATTGGAGTGACTTTGAAGTTGGTGACTACATACTAGTAGACTGCACAATGAGGCAAGATCCAGATACATATACAGGAATGTATAATGATAACTGGTTAAAGGATTACGTTGAAGCACTATTCCAACAACAGTGGGGTAGGAACTTAAGTAAGTATGATGGGATTCAAATGCTAGGTGGTGTTACCTTAAATGGTAGACAGATCCTAGAAGATGGATCAACTTTCAAATCAGATCTTGAAAAAGAACTTCGTGATCGTTACGAAATTCCACCTATGGATATAGTGGGGTAATTAAATGGCTATCTCAAACACACCTGCACAAGATTACGTACAGTCTGATTATTCTCATAGTGCACGTTTTAAAGCAAACGGTTCTGCACAAGAGCAAAAGTTCATTGAAAACCTAGTAGTAGAAAGCATTGAAATCTATGGTCAAGACATATATTATGTTCCGAGGACTATTGTCAACCGCGACACAGTTTTCGGAGAAGATTCTGACGGAAAGTTTGAATCAGCTAAACCAATCAGAGCCTACGTCAATAATGTCGAAGGATGGGAAGGACAAGGTGAGTTACTTACAAAATTTGGAATACGTATCGAAGATAAGACGACGTTTATATTCTCCCGTGAAAAGTTTAAAGAAAAAGTGGACGACTCTACAACACTTAATGTCGAAGGACGACCAAACGAAGGGGATCTAATATGGTTTCCTATAACTAAACATTTATTTGAAATACAATTTGTAGAAGTAGAAAGACCATTCTATCAGTTAGGTAGAAACTTTGTATGGGAATGTCAGTGTGAACTCTTCGAGTACAGTGACGAAGCGATTGATACAGGCATTGCAGAACTAGATGCTATCGAAACTGCATTTGCAAATGCTATTACAGTAGGTCTTGCTACTGGTGGTAGCGGTGACTTTACAGCAGGTGAGACTGTTACAGGTGGTTCATCTAATGTAACTGCTGAAGTTAAGTCTTGGGATTCTGCTACTAGAACTCTTATTGTTATAAATCGTTCTGGAACATTTACTGTTCCCGAAACCATTACTGGTGGAACATCTAGTGCGTCTTGGACAACCGCATCTTATAATACTATAGATAATAAGAACATCGAGTACGATCAAAACATGGAGTTTGAGACTGCTGATGATGATATTATTGACTTCTCCGAATCTAATCCATTTGGAACTGTTGGAAACACTACTGACTTGACAATCTAATGCTAGGAACATACGCTTACCACGAAATATTCAGAAAGACCATTGTTGGTTTTGGAACTCTCTTCAATAATATTGAATTGAGAAGACAGAATGAGGTTATGAAAGTTCCTCTTGCATATGGTCCTAAACAAAAATTCTTAGCACGTTTAGATCAAAACCCTGATCCTACAAATAAAAGAGTACAAATAACATTACCTAGAATTTCTTTTGAAATTGCAGGTATGAGTTACGATCCTACAAGAAAAGTATCTCCTACTCAAAAGATAAAGATATCAAAAGACGTAGATGAAAATTATAATACTTACATGCCAGTTCCATATAATTTAGATTTTGAACTAGCAATTATTTCTAAGAACCAAGATGATGGTCTACAAATTTTAGAACAGGTATTACCTATATTCCAACCTCATTATAATCTACCAGTCAAGTTATTGTCTGCAATGAAAGAGATAAAGGATGTTCCTGTAGTTCTACAATCTATAGACTATGAAGATGATTATGAGTCAGACTTTACTTCTCGTAGAGCAATCATCTATACACTAAGGTTTACTGCAAAAACATATCTATACGGTCCTGTTACAGAACACAAGATCGTCAGAAAGGCAAAAGTCGATTACTATTCATCTACAAATACAACTACAGCACCAAGACAGGTTCGTTATACTACTACACCAGAGGCATGGACTGATAAGGATGGAACTGTAGTAACTACCTTGTCTGCTAATATTACTGCTGCAACTACTAACATTCCAGTTGCAAGTGCAACAGGTGTTGCTAAGTGGGATGATCTTTATATTGGTAGTGAGCAGATGAAAGTTACTGGTATAACAGGTAATACTGTTCATGTACAAAGAGGTCGAAATGGAACTGTAGCAGCAACTGCAGTAGGTGGAGCAAACGTATTTAAACTTGATGCAGCTGATGACGCATTAGTCACTGCTGATGATGATTTTGGTTTCAATGAAACTACATCATTCTTCCAAGACATGAAGAAATACAACCCTGTGAGTGGTCAAGATGAATCCATTTGAAGGACTAGATAAGACTTTCGGAACTGAACCTTCCGAACTTAAAAAACATGTAGAAAAGGTAAAACCATCACTAAAGAAAAGTGAGCAAGAGGACATAGTAAAAGACTATGAAGCATCTCGTGCTCAACTACATAACTTAGTGATGAAAGGACAGGAGGCAGTCGATGGAATACTTGACGTGGCAAGAGCGTCAGATCATCCTAGAGCTTATGAAGTGGCAGGTCAACTTATTAAAAATGTAGGTGATGTTGCTGATAAGTTAATTGATCTTCAATTAAAAATAAAAGAATTAGATAAAGAGGAGAAGAAAGGACCTACGAATGTTACTAATGCCATGTTTGTAGGTAGCACATCGGATCTTCAAAAAATGTTAAAGGCACAAAAGAACATAAATAAAGATACTGAAACAACATAGACACGACAATGACAGTACTTAATGTATTAAGCACTAACACTATAGCAGCAGGAGCAACTGAATATCAGGTGATCCAGACTGGATTCTATAGAGTTGGTTCCACTGCAGGTGCAGCAACTGTAACCTTTGGTAGTGGTCCTGCAATCACACTTGTGCAGAATGAGTTCATTCTTGTAAAAGGTGGTAAGCCAGGTCAAGCACAAATTATAAAGGCAGTCTCAGATTCTACTGGAGATTACTTTGTTGGACAACATCTACAAGATAGTTCTGCCAACCATCCATTCTCTGTAGGAGATTTTATCGCTGTTGTAGATAACGGTACTAGTCCTTCCATAGACAGTAACTTCTTATCAGCAGGAACGGCAGGTAAAAAAATAACTGCTGCAAATAATGTTAATATGTTAAGCACAGATATTGATTCATCAAGTGCGTCTGCTGATTATACATATTCATCAGGCAATAAAGCACTAGTTCAACGCTGCGTAAAAATCGCTGCTGCTACCAGTGCGGTTATCGTAGAAGAAGTGCAAGTAGTTGGTGGGTAATGGAAACCTGTAAAAAGGGACAATACTATTGTAACACTGATAAAAAGTGTAAACCTATTCCTGATGGACATACAGTTCGTGAAGATGGGTTTCTAGTGAAAGAGGCGAAGAAGTACTACGGTGGTAAGAACACTAAACCTAAAGGGTTTGGAACTGACCAACGAGGACCTATCAATCAAGAAGCGGAACGTATTGTTCGTGGTATGAAAGCGAAGAGTGCAGGTCGTTTTAAAAAATTATATGGGAAACGTGATAAGGAAGTAATGTATGCTACCGCTAACAAGTTGGCACAAAAAGAACAATTAAAAGTTATGTATTATCAGGATTTCATCAAATTAGTAGAAGGCAATCCTACAACACGTATGTTAACTAAGTCTAAGACAAAACAGACTGGTAATATAAGTGCTGATAGGGGATCTGATGAGAAAACAAATCGAGAAAAACGCAAAGGTCTCGAAAAAGATTTAAAGAAAAAAGGCATTGGTTACAAAAAAGGTGTAGGAGAGTATAAATACAAATCCGATGATGGCAAAGAAGGTACAGGTCGTGAGGTTACATACCAAACAAGTCCTGGCAAAGGAATGTCAAAACGTAGATTCGGAAAAGTAATGCGTCGTTTAGGACGCAAGCATGGTCAAGAGTCAGTCATTACAAAAGACAAAGACAAACCTGCAAGACTACACGATACACAAAGTAAAAAACCAGGCAAATCTGCAAATCTAGGGAAATCCAATCCAGGTAAAAATCCAAAGGGTGAAGGCGAGACATCAGGAACCAAAATTAGAAGTGGAAAATTACCAAAAACAAACAAAAAAGCGTATCACTACAATTAAGAACGCTATAGAAGACCTACAAAAAGAACATGATGAAGGCTGTTGTAAGCAACCGTCTTCAAAGCAAAACAACAAAACCATTTAGGTATTTTTGCTTATAAATAATTGTGTAATGGAGTTGAAACTATCATGTCCCACTACACGGTTGGTTACCATAATAACCTAAATCAGCATTTTGAAATATGCGAGTACGCCGATACCGCATATGACGCAATAGAACACAGTAAAGAGGATGTCTCGTATCTACACGAGCATCCTTCTTTTATTGATTATTGCAAACAAATTCCAATCCGAACAGAGGTAGATAACGTCTTCCTTTCTAGGGCATGTGGAATACCAATGGGGTGTTAACTATGAAAAATTTACCAATAACATCCTCGTTAATTATCTTTGTAACTATAGGCACAGCACTATGGTTTTATCCCCAATACGCTTGGGCACATCCTATATTAGTATGAAAAAATTTAATACATGGGTCTTGGATACTACAATCTATATCCTTGACTTTCTCTACAGAGGTAGAGACTTCCAGAGGTTCTGGGTTCTAGAGGTGATAGCAAGAGCACCTTACTTTTCATTTATCAGTGTGTTACATTTTCGTGAATCATTAGGACTTAGAGGAGAAGAACACATATACTTAATGAAGGAGCACTTCTATCAAGCATTAAATGAGACCGAGCATCTGGAGGAAATGGAGACTAGGGAGGGCAATAAGTACTGGATTGATCGGTTCTTTGCCAAGCACCTTGTTCTGGTTTATTATTGGATCATGGTTGGGTATTATCTCATTGATCCTGTTAACGCTTATGACATCAACATGAAGATAGAGAAACATGCATATGAGACATATACAAAATATAGTGCATGGCATCCAGAAGATAAGAAGATAGCAGAGATAGCAGAAGACGAATTAAAGCATGCAAAAGAACTACACCACGCAATGTCAATGATATGATTGTCTGGAGTATTGTATGGATGATTGCAATACTTGTAATTTGTGTGAGTGTTGTGATATACTACATATTAAGATTCGATCATTTCTGGCCAAATGAATAAGATTTTCATTACATGTATTGTTGGTGCAATAGCATGGTGTGCTGCAGCATCAGCAGGAACTCTTATTGATATTGATCGTGAACAATTTTATGATGATCTTTGGGAAGGATATAGAAAGGCAGTCATAGAAAAAAATATGGAAAATGCCACCCCTGTTGAAGATTCTATAAATAGTGCACTAGAGGATTTTTGGGAGCAAGAACATGGGAGCAATGGTTCCACCAAGTCGGAAGAGTTGTTACAACTTCCGAGTAGTGTCGATTGATAGAGTTGTTGATGGTGATACCATTGATGTTTCAATAGACTTAGGATTTGATCTTATTAAAAAAGAAAGAGTACGCGTAGCAGGTGTTGATACTCCTGAGAAGAGAACTAGAGACTTAGAAGAAAAAGCATTAGGTATTGATGCTACTAACTGGATGAAGAAAAACTTAGAGGAAACTTTAGATGGAGATGAGGAACTTACTATCAGAACCGAACTCGTCGGTGGCATGGGTAAGTATGGTAGGCTTCTTGGTTGGTTATATGTCGGGGATGATGATGTATCACTTAATGAAAAAATGATTGATGAAGGATATGCATGGGCATATGATGGTGGTACAAAACAGAAAAATTTTGAAGAGTTGAGAGAGATAAGAAGATCAAAAGGAACTTTACTTGAGGGATAATGGCACAACAGGAAGTATACTTAGGTAATCCTAATCTTAAAAAAGCAAACGTTTCTCAGAATTTTACTAAGAAACAAGTTGCTGAGTATTTGAAATGTGTAGAAGATCCTATCTACTTTATTAGAACATATATTAAAATCGTTTCACTAGACGAGGGTATCATACCATTTAAGATGTATGATTTCCAAGAGAGTATGGTAGGTAAGTTTCATAAACATAGATTTAATATTGCTAAGTTACCTCGTCAGTCTGGTAAATCAACAATCGTTACAGCATATCTATTATGGTATGTGCTATTCAATGATAATGTAAATGTCGCAATCCTCGCAAACAAAGCCCCAACTGCAAGAGAAATGTTGGGACGCTTACAATTATCTTACGAGAATCTTCCTAGATGGTTGCAACAAGGTATCTTGGGGTGGAACAAAGGAAGCTTGGAGTTGGAGAACGGAAGTAAGATCCTCGCTTCAAGTACTAGTGCTTCTGCTGTTCGCGGTATGTCCTTTAACATTATATTTCTGGACGAGTTCGCGTTCGTTCCGAATCATATTGCTGAACAGTTCTTTGCTAGTGTGTATCCTACTATATCTTCTGGTAAAAAAACAAAAGTTATTATTATTTCTACACCTCATGGGATGAACCAATACTATAAGTTATGGCACGATGCTGAACGTGGTGCTAATAACTATGTTGCAACTGAGGTTCATTGGTCTCAAGTACCTGGCAGAGATGCTAAATGGAAACAACAAACTATTGAAAATACATCTGAAGCACAGTTCAGAGTTGAGTTTGACTGTGAGTTCTTAGGATCTGTTGATACTCTTATATCTCCTAGTAAATTAGGTGCTATGCCATATGATGATCCTATTAAACAAAACAGAGGTCTAGCAATATATGAAGAAAGAATAGAAGATCATAATTATATTGTAACTGTTGATGTATCTCGTGGTATTGGTGGTGACTACTCAGCATTCTGTGTTGTAGATACTACAACCATACCTTACAAATTAGTTGCTAGATATAAAAACAATGAAATAAAACCAATAGTCTTACCTAATATTATTGTTGATGTATGTAAACATTATAATAATGCATACGTTCTATGTGAGGTAAATGATATAGGTGGACAGGTAGCAGACATCATTCAATATGATTTGGAATATGAGAATCTATTAATGGCTGCTATGCGTGGTAGAGCAGGTCAACAACTAGGACAAGGTTTCTCTGGTAAGAAAACACAACTTGGTGTGAAGATGAGTACTGCAGTTAAACAAGTTGGTTGTTCTAATCTTAAGGCATTAATAGAAGATGATAAATTATTAGTTACAGATTATGACACTATATCTGAACTGACTACCTTTATTCAAAAGGGTCAATCATTCCAAGCAGAAGATGGATGTCATGATGATCTTGCTATGTGTCTTGTTATTTTTGGATGGATGGCAATGCAAGAATACTTTAAAGAGATGCATGATAATGATGTCAGAGCAAGAATATATGCGGATCAAAGAGATGCTATAGAACAAGATATGGCTCCATTTGGATTTATTAATGACGGATTAGAAGATGATGTTATTGTTGATGCACAGGGAGAAAGATGGGAACTCGCGGAATATGGTGATGTTCAACACATGCTTGACTTTAGGTGACGTTTCAAAAATATAAATAATCTTAGACAACCGCTAATGGCATTCTAGGAGTATATAAACATGGCAGCGAATCAATCATCGCCAGGTGTAGTAGTACAAGAGAGAGATCTGACAACTGTCTCTACAGTATCAACTGCGAATATTGGTGTAATGGCAGCCCCCTTTGAGTTGGGACCTGTAGAAGAAATCGTTGAGGTCTCAAGTGAGAGACAATTAGCAGAACAGTTTGGTGAACCAAATGACTACAACTATGAGTATTGGTTTACTGCTGCACAGTATCTTGCATACGGAGGTACACTTAAGACAGTCCGTGTTGCATCATCAACCTTAAAGAACGCAGTTGACACAGGAACTGCACCTTTAATTAAAAATTTACAAGATTACGAAACAACTTTTGAAACTGCAAACAACACATTTACATGGGTTGCAAGGACTGCAGGTGCTAAAGGTAATTCAATCGGTGTATTTGTAACAGACGCAGGTGCTGATCAAATCGCTGTTATTCCTGCTCCTGGTTCTGGTAACGACCCTGAGTTCGTTGCAGACGCTGCTATAAGTGCATCTTCTGGTGCTGCAGGTAAAGTATTCAAGTATTCCATAGTCTTAACAGTTGAGTCAGTTGTTGGTGATTTTACACCTGGTGCAACAACAACAATTAGCATTTCTGGTTCTAACGAAACAGTTAATGTTCTATCATATGACCCAACAAACCTTAAACTAGAAATCGGATTACCTGGTGGCGGTGTTACAGGTATTATTGCTGCAGGTCAGACAATTACTCAAGGAACAAATACTTGTGATATTGCAACAAACGGAATTGAAAGACGTTTGTATATTGCAAGTGATAAAGGAACTGTTGCTTTCGCTGCTGCTGACAGTATTCAAGATACAAACTCTACAGCATTCTCTATTACATCTGTAAGAAATGAGTATGCAGAGCGTGAGTATCTACCAGGCGTTAAGTGGATCAACGTTGCTCCACGTCCTGAGACTTCACAGTTTGCATCACAGAATGGTGGATTCAGAGATGAAATGCATGTTCTTGTGGTTGACATTGATGGTAAGATCACAGGTACTGTTGGTGCATTACTTGAGAGATTTACTGGTCTATCAAAAGCATCAGACGCTAAGACTTCTGTAGGAGAAACAAACTACTATCCAGAAGTTATTAAACAGCAATCACAATACATCTTCTGGGGTGAGCACGAATCTACAACATTCGCTGCTACTGGAACTGCTTCAGATGGTGTTTGGGGACAGAGTGCTCAAACACGTCAGTTCAACCTATTGCGTTCAGCAGCTGGTTCAACTGATTACCCTGCAGGTAGAACTACCGTGGGTTCTAAAAACAATTCCACTTACTACTACAGATTCATTAACGGTGCTGATTACGGTACTTCTGGTGGATCATATACAGTATCTAACACAGATGTTGCTACAGCATATCAGTTAGTCGAGGATCCTGAGTCACAGACCATTGACTTTATTCTCGCTGGTCCTTCTGGTCCTGATGACGCAAGTGCAATCGCTAAGATTACTTCACTAACAAATATTGTTGAAGAGCGTAGAGACTGTATGTTATTTGTATCACCAAGACGTGCAAACGTTGTGGGTGTAAGTAGTGGAACGACTGTTACCACAAATATAATCAACTTCTTTAAGCAACTACCAAGTAGTTCTTATATGGTATTTGATTCTGGATACAAATATATTTACGACAAGTATAACGACGTTTATAGATATATCCCTTGTAACGGTGACGTAGCAGGTCTATGTTTACAGACAACTGAGACATCAGAAGCATGGTTCTCACCTGCAGGATTCCAACGTGGTGTTTTAAGAAATGCTATTAAACTAGCATATACACCAACTAAAACTCAACGTGATAACTTATACGCTAACAGAGTTAACCCAGTAGTATCATTCCCAGGACAGGGTGTAGTACTATTCGGTGATAAGACTGCTCTTGGATTTGCCAGTGCATTTGACAGAATTAACATTCGTCGTTTGTTCTTGGTTGTTGAGAGAGTTATCTCTGGTGCTGCTAAGGCACAACTCTTTGAACAGAATGATGAGTCACAAAGATCACTCTTTGTTAACATCATCGAACCATATCTAAGAGATGTTCAAGGACGTAGAGGAGTTACAGACTTTATTGTTAAGTGTGATTCTTCTAACAATACTCCAGAGGCAGTTGACCGTGGTGAGTTTTATGCGGAGATATACTTGAAACCAACCCGTACAATCAATTACATCACTCTAACATTCGTTGCAACACGGACTGGTGTTAGTTTCGGTGAGGTCGCAAGCTAGACCTACGATTATAACTAAGACCCCTTCGGGGGTCTTTTTTTATGCTCGAAAATTTTAGTTTGTCTAAATACTACTGACGGAAATTCTTTATATCACCAATGGCAGAAAGAGGAACTATTGACGATTTTAAAGCGAAGGTCACCTCAGACTTCGCACGTCCTAATCTATTCCAAGTTGATCTAGCCTTCCCTAATGATATACTTCAAGGAGCTGACCTCATAGATCTTGGTAAGTTTACTGTGAGAGCAGCTAATTTGCCTTCATCTCAGGTTGGTGTAATTGAAGTTCCATTTAGAGGACGAGTGCTTAAGATCGCGGGAGACAGGACATTTGAACCTTGGACTATTACTGTTATGAATGACAGTGGGTTCAAAGTTAGAACCGCATTTGAATTGTGGGCAAGTAGCATTCAAGCTTACAATGAGAACTTTACTTCAGCAGCAGGTCTTGGTGACAAGTCTGATAGTACTGGTTACTTCGCTGATATGAAAGTTCATCAGTTAGCAAGAGATCTAAAAGCAGGGGATCAACCTAAGATACTTAAATCTTACAAGTTCTATAACGTATTCCCAAGTAATATCGCAGCGATAGATCTTGACTTTGGAAACAATGATGCAGTTGAAGAGTTCACTGTTGAGTTACAAGTCCAATACTGGATGCCAGAATCGAGCCAGGACTAACCTCCTAAATATAACAGGAACAATCATTAAAATATAATGGCACAACAGCTCTTCGGTTTTTCACTAGAGAGAGCAAAGAAGGTTCCCAAGGGACCTTCTTTTGTTCAAAAGGATAGTTTAGATGGATCACAACCTGTAGTGGGTGGTGGTTACTATGGCTATTCTGTTGACTTTGATGGACAAATCCGTAATGAATATGAACTCATCACTCGTTATAGAGAGATGGTTCTACAACCAGAATGTGATAGTGCAGTTGACGATGTAGTTAACGAAACTATCTGTGGTAACTTTGACGACGTACCTGTAGAATTAGAACTATCTAATCTTAAGGTATCCGAAAAAATTAAAAAACTAATGAGAGAAGAGTTCCAAGAGATTCTTCGTTTATTAGATTTTGATAATAGATCCTATGAGATCTTCCGTAGATGGTATGTCGATGGAAGATTGTTCTATCATAAGGTTATAGATCCTAAAAAACCACGTAACGGTTTAGTCGAATTAAGATACATCGACCCTAGAAAAATTCGTAAGGTTACTGAATACGAGCAGAAGAAACCTGGCGAATTGAGAAATGCAGACCTTAATACTCAGTTGACTCAGAAGAGTGCTGAGTATTTTCTGTACAATCCAAAGGGACTTAGAAATTCTACTAATCAAGGACTGAAAATTGCACCAGATTCAATTACATATTGTCACTCTGGTATTCAAGACCTTAATAAAAACATGGTCTTGTCACACTTACATAAAGCAATCAAGGCAGTTAATCAACTGCGAATGATTGAAGATAGTCTTGTAATCTATCGTTTATCAAGAGCACCAGAACGTAGAATATTCTATATCGACGTTGGTAACTTACCTAAGAACAAAGCGGAGCAATACCTTCGTGAAGTTATGGGTAGGTATAGAAACAAACTTGTATACGATGCAAACACAGGAGAGATAAAAGATGACAAGAAATTCATGTCAATGCTCGAAGACTTCTGGTTACCCAGAAGAGAAGGGGGACGAGGTACTGAAATCTCTACGTTGCCAGGTGGACAAAATCTTGGAGAACTTGAGGATGTCAAGTACTTCCAAAAGAAACTTTACAAATCGCTCAACGTTCCGAACTCAAGGTTAGAGACTGAGACTACATTTAACATAGGACGTGCTGCTGAAATCACACGTGACGAAGTTAAATTCCAAAAGTTTGTCGCACGTCTACGTAAACGTTTCGGTGAACTATTCACAGACCTTCTTAAAACACAACTCATTCTTAAGGGAATCATCTCTATTGAAGAATGGGAAGTGATGAAAGAGCACATTCAGTTTGACTACATTGCTGACAATTACTTTACAGAACTCAAAGAGATTGAAATCCGCAATGAAAGAATGAATGAAGTTAATCAAATGGATCCTTACGTTGGTAAGTACTTCTCGATTGAACACATTCGTCGTCAAATATTGAAACAAACTGATGTCGAGATAAAAGAGATCGACAAACAGATTGAAGCTGAAACGGAAGCAGGTTTAATCCTGTCTCCAGAAGACCAGATGGCAGCAGAGATGGGCATGATGCCAGGCGAAGAAGGAGGAGCACCTGCAGAAGGAGGAGCACCCCAAGACCCAAAGTCCGTAATTGATCCTGCGGATCAGAAGCGGGGAGAGTTCTAAATACTAAATATATAATGTAGGTAACTATTATTATGCCAAGCGAAATAGCACAAGGAATCGTCGATCATATATTTGGCGATGAAAAAGCAAAAGCGGTAGATGCATTTAACGATGCAATGGCTGCTACAGCTTATGATGCAATACAAGCTCAGAAAAAAGAGTTTGCACAAAAAATGGGTTTTGAACTAGATCAAACTGCACAATCTGCAGCTGATGAACTAGAAGATAAGTTAGTAGATGACGGATCTGGTGAAACTAAGGTTGAACCTGTCTTACCTGACAGACTACCACATGAACCACCTGTTGATGCTACACCTGCATCTGTAGAAGAACCAATAGAGGAACCAAAAAATGAGACTGATAGCTGAAGAGATCACTCAAGTTGATTTCCTAACTGAGGAAAAGAACGGAAAGAAGTCACACTTCATAGAAGGTATTTTCTTACAATCAGAGATCACTAATAAGAATGGAAGGATGTATCCTTTCAAAACACTTCAGAGAGAAGTCGCTAAGTACGAAGAGTCACAGATCAGAAAAGGTCGTGCACTTGGAGAACTTGGACATCCAGATGGTCCTTCAATCAACCTAGATAGGGTATCCCATAAGATAGAATCTTTGAGAGAAGATGGAAATAATTTCGTCGGTAGAGCAAAGATACTTGACACACCTATGGGTAACATTGCATCATCACTACTAAGTGAAGGTGTAAAGTTAGGAGTTTCTTCAAGAGGAATGGGTTCTCTGAAGAAAGAATCTAATTGCAACATAGTCCAAGATGACTTTATGCTTGCAACTGCTGCTGATATAGTAGCAGATCCTTCAGCACCAGACGCATTTGTGAATGGTATCATGGAAGGAAAAGAATGGGTATGGGACAATGGAGTTATTAAAGAAGCAAGAATAGCGGAAATTAAGAACGAAATTGATCATGCAACCCTTATAAATTTACAGGAAAAGAAGCTTTCCGCATTCGAGAAGTTTCTTAAGAGTCTGTGATTTATAAATAAAACTGTATATAACGCTAATGTAATCGGAGTTAAACAATGTCTGAGACCTCTAATAAAGAGTTAGATAACATGGAGCAAGTGAAAGAAGACGCAGCAACTGGAACAGCAGCTATCACTAAAGGTGCGACTTCTGGAGAAAAGATTGATACTTCTCAAGGTAAGTACACTGATATCGGTGGTTCTGATAGTAAATCATCAGAAGGTGCTAAGGGAACTGAAAATCTAGGAAGCAAAGCTGCAGCCCCTGTAGGAGTAGAAGGTGATAAGTCTATCAAGACTAAACCATCAGCTGCAGGAACATCTAACGTAAGTGCAGGTCTTAGTGGTAAGATCTTCGATGACGTGGAGAACAAAGATGAAGAAACAATCCAAGAACAAGAAACAGAGACAGCAGATGAAGCCAAGTACGACTTTACTGCGGATGTTGACGCTCTTGTCGGAGGTGAAGAACTATCAGAAGAGTTCAGAGACAAAGCAGTAACCATCTTTGAAGCCGCAGTCACCTCAAGAGTAAATGAGGAAACTAAAGCGTTAACTGAAGCATTTGAATCTACTCTGACTGAGGAAGTCGAGAAGATCAAAACAGAATTGGCTGAAAAAGTCGATGACTATCTATCTTATGCTGCTGAACAGTGGATCAAGGAAAATTCACTCGCTGTTGAGCACGGTATAAAGACTGAGATGGCAGAGTCATTCTTTAACGGTCTAAAAGGTCTCTTCGTAGAGCATAACTTTAATGTTCCCGAAGAAAAATACAATCTCCTAGACGGAATGTCAGGGGAACTTGATGAAATGGAGAAAAAACTCAATGAGCAAATCGACGCTAACGTATCTTTGAACAAGAGAATTGGCGAATTTGTTAAAATGGAAATCGTGAACGAATGTGCTGCAGGTCTCGCAGAGACACAAAAGGAGAAACTAGTTTCTCTTGCAGAGGGTGTTGAGTTTGAGAATGAAGAAGACTATCGCAAGAGAGTCGAAACAATTAAGGAATCATATTTCACTAGGAAGGCTGAAGTTGCTGCAGAATCTGCAAAAACTGAACCCACCGAAGAAAGTTCAGAACCCTTAGTTGAAAGTACAGCAAGCGGAACTATGTCGAAATACGTAGATGCAATCGCTCGTTGGTCCAAATAATTAATAAACTACTTAACAAGGAGACATAATGTCACTACAATCACTCCAAGAAAAGTGGGCACCCGTTCTAAATCACGAAGCTCTTCCAGGCATCGAGGATACTTACAAGAAAGGCGTAGTCGCACAACTTCTTGAGAACCAAGAAATAGCATTAAAAGAAGAGGGTAACGTTCTTAACGAAACTCTTCAGACAGTTGGAACAGGTGGATTCGGTGCAGGTGCAACTGCAACAGGTCCAGTCGCAGGTTTCGACCCAGTATTAATTTCATTGATCAGAAGATCAATGCCTATGTTGATCGCTTACGATATCGCAGGTGTTCAACCAATGACAGGTCCTACAGGACTTATCTTTGCAATGAGAACTGCTTACGGAGATGAGAGAAGTCCTGCTTCCTCAGACTTCAGAGAAGCATTCTTCAATGAGCCTAACGCAGGTTTCTCTGGTGCAGGTGGAACAGGTCTATCAAACTATGACCCAACAGCATCAGGTTCTGCAGTTAACGACGCTGAAGGAGCAAATCCAGGTGTTCTTAATGACTCATCACCAGGTACCTACGAGGTAACAGGCGATGCAACAGGTATGAACACAACTACTGCTGAAGCATTAGATGACTCAAGTGCATCTACAGCATTCAGAGAGATGGGTTTCTCAATCGAGAAAGTAACTGTTACAGCGAAATCTCGTGCTTTGAAAGCTGAGTACAGTATTGAGCTTGCTCAAGACTTGAAAGCAATTCATGGTCTAGATGCCGAGCAAGAGTTAAGCAACATTCTCTCAACAGAGATCCTTGCTGAAATCAACAGAGAAGTTGTTAGAACTATCTACACTAACGCTGTTGCAGGTGCTCAAAACAATACTGCTAACGCAGGTATCTTCGACCTTGACGTTGACTCAAATGGAAGATGGTCAGTTGAGAAGTTCAAAGGACTTCTATTCCAGATCGAACGAGATGCTAACGCTATCGGTCAGCAAACTCGTCGCGGGAAGGGCAACATCCTAATCTGTTCTGCAGATGTGGCTTCTGCTCTTGGTATGGCAGGTGTTCTAGATTACGCTCCTGCTCTTAATGGTAACAACGCATTAACAGGTGTAGACGATACTTCTTCTACTCTAGTTGGAACATTAAACGGACGCATTAAGGTCTATGTTGATCCTTACTCTGCTAACGTTGCTGACAAGCACTTCTATGTTTCTGGATACAAAGGTACTTCACCTTATGACGCAGGATTATTCTACTGCCCATACGTTCCATTACAGCAAGTCAGAGCAATCAACCCAAATACCTTCCAGCCCAAGATTGGCTTTAAGACAAGATACGGTATGGTTTCTAACCCATTCGCACAAGGTCTTACACAAGGTAGTGGTGCTCTTACAGCGAACACAAACAAGTACTACAGAAGAGTACAAGTTGCAAACATCATGTAATTCAAATTACATATTTCCAAAGAGACCTTCGGGTCTCTTTTTTATTGTTCATAAATAATTAAAAAGTTTAATGGCAAACTGGTATAAAGAACAGCTTACGAACAAGAACTTTTTGTCTCCAATAGGATTTGTATTTCTATTAGATAAGGCAAGGAAGACTTCTTTCCTATGTCAGAAAGCAAACCTACCTACAATGGTATTAGGTGATGTCAATATTCCTACAGCAGGTTTCGTTCCTATTCCTGTAGAAGGTAATATACAGTATCAAGATTTAAGTATTGAGTTTATAGTTGACGAAGATTTAAGAAATTATATGGAACTCCATAACTGGATGAGAGCATTAGGAACACCTCAAAGTCGTGGAGAAAGAAATCAATGGCAAGTACAATGGGAAGATCATCCTACAGAAGATGGTAGATTCTCAGATGCTACTCTACAGGTATTGAACAATAACAACCTTGCTAATTTTGATATAGTATTTAAGTCACTATTTCCTACATCATTAAGTTCTCTACCATTTGATGTCACATCTGGTGACAATAACTACCTAACTGCTACCGCAACATTTAGATACATATTATATGAAATCAGAAATGTCAACACCACCGACAGACGTTGATGCCCAAAATAAAGTTTGAAAAAACATTGCTTATCGGATCAGGTAAAATTACTTGGTATCAGAAGGCAGAAAGGTGGGTAAGAAGAAAATTTAAGAATCCTTTTACGCAGCATCTCCTATTAGGTATTATCAAATACTTGCAAACGCAATGGATTAATGCTAAGATATATAATACTATGAAGGATGTCGATGCAGACATTGAAAAAATCCAATCCCAATGGGAAGAAAATGACCAACAAACAAGACACAACATCGTGGAGACAGGAGTATTTGGAGATGAAAACTGGTCTATCCAAATTACAAACCCAGTTGTTGAAAGAGGGTCCGAAGCAACTAGCACAGGCATGGTTACTGGGAGCGATGCATCAGGACTACGACAGGATGAAGGGGATCAAGAGGAATTACCCGAAAGAAAATAAAGGACAAATGCAATCCTCATTGAAGGAATATCTACAAAGTCAAAAAGATCAAGGCATTTAATTATGAATCTAGAGGCATTACAGGAACAGTGGAAATCTGATTCTGTTATTGATCCTGAGAAATATGGTGAGGAGTCTACTAGGATTCCTCAACTTCACTTGCGGTACATGGAAATATACAACACGTATGCCTTGATGAAGAAAGAAAGACAGAGTGAATATAGAAAGATGGTAAGGGAAAAATGGATATACTATAAAGGTAAAGCACCTGCACAAAAATATAAAGAACTTCCTTTTGACTTTAAACTTATGACTAAGGAGGAAGTCAATATGTTCATCGAGTCTGACGATGACATACAAAAATTACAATTAAAAATAGACTATATAGATCAAGTGCTCTTCTTTTTAGATGGTGTCTTGAAGCAAATTGGAAGTCGTAACTTTCAAATCAAAAATGCTATTGAGTGGGAGAGGTTTCAAAGTGGCATGTGATCTATGGATCTTACAATCCGAAAGAAGAATGAAGTATATTTAAAAGTTGACGCTGAACCATCTACCCATCAAGAACTAGCAGATTTTTTTACCTTTGAGGTTGACAATGCAAAGTATATGCAGAAGAACCGAAGGTATAAAGGTTGGGATGGGAAAGTAAGATTATATTCTCCTGCTACTGGGGAGATATACTGCGGTCTATATTCATATCTAATAGATTGGTGTCAGAAAAAGAAGTATTCATATCATACTGAAAAGCACGAACATTTTGGTCTCCCTTTGGAAGAGAACGATCTAATAACTCCTGAGGCTGTAACTGGCTTCGTTCGGGCACTTTCTCTTCCTGTAAAAGTACGCGATTACCAACTGAAAGCAATATACGAATGCCTGAGATACAACAGACGAGTCCTATTGTCGCCAACTGCCAGTGGGAAATCCTTGATGATCTATTCATTGGTTAGGTTTCATGTAAATGTTGATCGTCCAGTTCTTATTGTAGTTCCTACTACTTCTCTTGTAGAACAAATGTATAAAGACTTTGAGGAGTATGGATGGAAAGCATCAGCATACTGTCATAAGATATACGGTGGAGAAGAAAAATATACAGATAAACCAGTTGTAATTACTACTTGGCAATCCATATACAAGGAACCACGTAAATGGTTTGAACGCTTTGATGTTATTATAGGCGATGAAGCACATTTATTCAAGGCTAAATCTCTAACAAGATTAATGTCTAAGTTACATGACTGTAAGTATAGGTATGGTTTTACTGGGACACTGGATGGAACTAACGTAAATCAATTAGTATTAGAAGGTGTTTTTGGTAAATGTTCTAAAGTAACTAAGACTGAAACACTGATGAAGAAAGGACATCTTGCTCAGTTAAAAATAAAAATTTTATTATTGAAACATGAAGAGAAACTATTTGAAGGATATCAAGATGAGATAGAGTACCTGACCGAACATGAAAACCGTAATAAATTTATCCGAAATCTAGCGTGTGACCTAGAAGGTAATACACTAGTGCTCTTTAATTACGTAGAAAAACATGGTCTACCTTTACATGAATTGATAAATAGCTATACAGATAAGTCTGTATACTTAGTTCATGGTGGTGTTGAGACAGAAGATAGAGAAGAGATTAGATGGTTGACTGAAAGGTCTAGCAATTCTATTATCGTTGCATCGTTAGGAACATTCTCTACTGGTATCAATATCAAAAACCTACACAATGTTATTTTTGCATCACCTTCTAAATCAAGAATACGTAACCTTCAGTCGATAGGTCGTGTATTGAGGAAGGGAGAGAATAAATCGAAAGCAACTCTTTATGATATAGCTGATGACATTTCTACGGATACAGGAAAGAACTATACTCTCCGACATCTATATGAAAGGATCAAAATATATAATGAAGAGAACTTTAATTATGAAGTTGTAGAAATTACTATCTAACATGGCAATCAATTACGCAAAGCATGAAGAGGAGTTCTACGGAGTTTTCAAACTCGTGAGTGGAGAGGAAGTACTTGGTCGAGCAGTTTTAACAGAAGATCAAGGAGAGTCTCTAGTTTTTATTCAAGAACCAGTTTGTATACAATTCATAGACAAAGAAATAAATGAAAAGAAACTAGCACGTGCTATTGGGTTTTCCAAATGGCAACAGTTATCTGATGAAGATTTTTATATTATAAGAGAGAAAGATATTATTACTGTTTCATCTATGAATAAAGAAGTTATTTTCATGTATGAAGCATACGTCCACGGTGCCGACGGTTTTGGGAAACCTAGACCACAAATGAAAACAGACCTCAGTAAAACTTCTGGTTACGTAGGTAGGATTGATGAGGCAAGAAAGAAGTTTGAAAAGATCTTTAAAGACTCTACAGAATCCCCTTGAACCCTTACATGGTTATTGTAGTGGTATTTGACACCTTTGTCAAGCCCTGCTATAATAAATCTATTGTCGGAGGACAAATATGAGGAAGGCGAATCCCAAAAAGAAGCAGCACTACGTTGATAACGCTGAGTTTTTAAACCAGATTATCAAATATAAAAGAAAAGTCAAGGAAGCGGAAGAATCTGGCAAAGCCAAACCCCGCGTGAACAATTATATAGGAGGGTGTTTTTTAAAGATAGCTACCCACCTATCGTACAGACCGAACTTCATCAACTACATGTATAAAGATGACATGGTATGTGATGGGATAGAGAACTGTATCCAATACATTGATAACTTTGATCCAGAAAAATCTAGAAATCCTTTTGCCTATTTTACACAGATAGTTTACTATGCCTTCCTTCGTAGAATTGCCAAAGAGAAAAGACAGATGGATATAAAGGAAAAGATATTAGAGAAGTCTGGTTACGAACATGTATTCTCAGTTGACGGAGAAGCAAGTGCAGACTATAATCAAATTAAGTCTCGTGTGGAGATGAATACTAAACGATGAAGATATTATTAATAACTGATCAACACTTTGGTGTTCGTAATGACAACGTGTACTTTATAGAACGTTATAAAAAATTCTATGGTCAAATAGTCATACCATTTATAGAAAAACTTGGTATCAAAGAGATTATTAATCTAGGTGACACGTTTGATAAACGTAGATCAATAAACTATATGTCTCTTGATGAAGCAAAGTCAATGTGGTTTGATCCTATTACAGAACTAGGATGTCATATGACTAGTCTAGTAGGTAACCATGACATATATTATAAGAATACACTTAGGATAAATGCTCCAACAGAACTATTAGGAGAGTACGAAAACTTTGATACAGTAGATAAACCAACTACTCTTAACTATGATGGGTTAGATATCCTTATGCTACCTTGGATATGTGAAGATAACTATGATAAAACTCTTAGAGTAATTACTGAGAGTGAAGCACCTGTGTGTATGGGTCATCTAGAACTCAATGGTTTTGAAGCACATCCTGGTCATGTAATGCAGACAGGAACTGACATGTATATATTCCAGAAATTTAAAAAGGTATTTTCTGGACACTATCATACTAAATCTAATATGGATAATTGTTATTATCTTGGCAACCCTTACCAATTATACTGGAGTGATTATGGAGCAAGAAGAGGATTCCATGTCTTCGACACAGAAACTTTACGAACTACTTTTTACAGAAATCCCTTTGACACTTTTCATAAGTTGTATTATAATAATAAATTGGAGCCATTGGATGAGAAAAGTCTGGAAGGAACATTCGTCAAACTCATAGTAGAAGACAAAGGTGACTATGCTAGATTCGATTACAATGTGCGAAAACTTCAAGATATAGGTCTTGCAGATCTTAAAATTGTAGAAGACCTTAGTGTCAATCTTGAGGAAGGTGATGCTACCATAGAAACTGAAGACACTTTAACTTTACTTGATAACTACATAGATGAAATAGATATCAAAGTAAATAAAGATAATGTCAAATCAGTTATGAGATCACTTTACATGGAGGCAGCAGAACTATAGTGTTCGTATTGACAACTGGAAAAAAAGGTGGTGTATGGTCTGTTATGAATGACAAGAACAAAAAGACTGTACATTGTTTTGAAGAAAGAGAAGATGCTGAAAGGTATCTCTATCTTCTTGAAGCAGATGACGTTACAGACTTAACAGTCATGGAAGTTGATCCAGATATAGTTGCCCTAAACTGTGACAATTTTGGTTATAATTATACTATTGTCACCCCAGATGATTTTATAGTTCCCCCTAAAAAATGATTACATTTGAAACTTTGAAGTGGAAGAACTTTCTTTCCACAGGTGATCAGTGGATTGAGATGAACCTCAATACAACTACATCTACATTAATCGTAGGTGCAAATGGTGCAGGTAAATCTACTATGTTAGATGCATTGACATTTGCTTTGTTTAACAAACCGTTTAGGAAAATTTCTAAAGGTCAACTGGTAAATAGTATCAACGAAAAAGGAACTAAAGTCGAACTGACATTTACTATAGGGAGGGATGAGTACCGTGTATTCAGAGGAATTAAACCTACTACGTTCGAGGTTTATAGGAACAATAAGTCACTTGATCAGGATGCTGCAACTAAAGACATGCAGAAATACCTCGAACAAAGCATTCTCAAACTCAACTTCAAGTCCTTTACACAAGTCGTCATCTTGGGTTCATCCACATTTGTCCCCTTCATGCAACTCAAAGCACCTCACAGGAGAGAAGTTATCGAAGATCTACTCGACATCCAGATCTTCTCACAAATGAATCAACTCCTTAAGGATAGAGTTCGTGCTGCTAATATAAAAGATAAAGACTGCACACATATGGTAATGTTGGCAGAAGAGAAAGTAACATCACAAGAGAAGTTAATCGACTCATTGAAAGAAGTTAATGATGAATTAAAAGAAACTCAACTAAAGAAATTAAATACAAAGAACCTCCAGATCTTAGATATATGCAAGGACAAAGAGGAGATTGAAAAACAATTAGAAACATCAAAGGACGTATTAAAAGACTTTGATAGTCATAAGAAATCACTACAAGAGTTAAGGTCTACTGAATCTGATATCAAATCAGAACTAAGGAGAGTCACTAAAGAAACAAAATTCTTTAAGAACAATGATACATGCCCTACATGTACTCAGGTTATCAATCCAGATTTTAAAAAGGATAAGGTAGATATTCTAACAAAGGATGGTGTATCTCTTACAAAGAAAACAAACGAATTTAAAGAACAGATTTCTACTCTTGTAGAAACTATACAGGAACTAGAAACTATATCTGAAGAGGTATATCAACTTCGTAGTCAGGTATCATCTTATGATAGAGACATTATTCGTTTAGAAAAAGATGTACTTACTATTGAAAAGGAATTAGATAAGTTAGCACATGATACTCCTAACATTGATAAGGAGAATCATATACTAAAGTCTCTTGAATCAGATCTAGAAGATGTCAGAGACAAGTGTGGTAAGGTATCAGAAGAACTAGATGAGTTCAAAGTCGTTGCTAATTTACTGAGAGACTCTGGTATCAAAGCAAAAATTATTAGAAAGTATGTGCCTGTATTCAATACATTGATTAATAAATATCTGCACAGTATGGATACCTACTTTAACTTTACTCTTGATGAAGAGTTTAATGAAGTTATTAAGAGTAGGTTTAGAGATGAGTTTAGTTACTCATCATTCTCAGAAGGTGAGAAACAAAAGATTGACTTAGCACTTCTCTTTACTTGGAGAGAGGTAGCACGTATGAAGAACTCAGCAGCAACTAATCTGTTGATTCTTGATGAAGTATTTGATAGTTCTCTTGATGCTGCTGCAACAAATGATCTAATCAGTATACTTTTAAAACTAGGTGCTGACACAAATTTATTTGTGATATCACATAAAGGTGAAATTCTTATGGATAAATTCAAACGAACTTTATCCTTTGAAAAGATAAATGATTTTAGTAAAATGGTGGATGATGCTTAAAGTTTGGAAAATATGGAAGTACTCATTAGGATCTTTTAATGATGAAACAACGAAGGAATATGATAATGCTGTGGTCGTTGTTCGATCTGTTATCTGTGCTTGTTATCTCATTACTAATTGTTTTATTGTATCAGGGGTGATACGACATTGGAATGCCAATCAGAAAAGTGGCACACAAGTGGTCGCACCTGTTGACAGTTCCGCTATAATAAAGACATCTAAGGAACAGCAATGAACATCAATCAAGAAGTCAAAGGAACACTCGCTAGACTACTAGCAACAGAAAACCTTACAGTAGAGCATCGTAAGGTAAGCACAGCATACTTCGATACAGAGAAGCGTCTACTATGTCTTCCTATCTGGAAGAATGCTTCTAACACAGTATACGATCTTCTAGTAGGTCATGAGGTAGGACATGCATTATACACACCTAACGAAAGACCAGAGAATGTTAACAAGTCATTCCTTAATGTTCTAGAGGATGTAAGAATCGAGAAGTTGATGAGAGCAGCATATCCAGGTCTTAAGAAAACTTTCTTCAATGGATATGCAGAGTTATGGAAGGATGACTTCTTTGGTGTTGCTAACGAAGATGTAAATGAGATTGCTTTTATTGATCGTATCAATCTATTCTACAAAGGTTGCTATGACATGGAGTTCACTGATGAAGAGAGAGTATATGTAGAACGTGCAGGTGCAACAAAAACTTTTGATGAAGTTGTAGAACTAGCAATCGAACTATATGGTTTGATGGAAGAGAAAGATCTAGAGAAACTTGCATCATTACCTAACGAAGGAAATGACATGGACTTTGATCTAGATGACTTTGAATTGACTCCATCTCAATCAGACAATCAAGGTGAAGAGCAGAGAATTGACTCTAAGAAACCTGCTCAGTCAGACTCTAATCCAGAAGATGAGGGAGATGAAGATGAGCAAGATGCACCACTACCTTCTACTATGGGTGGAGATACAGGTACTGTTGAGACAGAAGCAAAAACAGATGCAGCATTTATAGAAGCATTAGATTCATTAATTGATGAGGATGCTAAAGAGTGGGTTTACTTAGACTTACCAAAGATCGACTTAGACAAATTCATCATACCTTCTAAGCAAATTACAGAGACACTATACTATCACTTCAACGGTAGAGCAATGTCTTCAAGCGACGAATATAACTGGTATATGGAGCAACTTAACTATGGAATCAAAAAGTATCTTGATTTCAAAAAGTCAGCATCTAAAACTGTAAACTATCTTGTAAAACAGTTTGAAATGAAGAAGTCTGCAGAGAACTACAAGAGACAGGCAACTTCTAAGACAGGTGTTATCAATACAAATGCACTTCACAAGTACAAGTTAACAGATGATATCTTTAAGAAAATCACTGTTGTTCCAGATGGTAAGAATCATGGTCTTGTAATGTATCTTGACTGGTCTGGTTCTATGTCTTGGACTATCCTTGATACACTTAAGCAAGTATACAATCTAGTTTGGTTCTGCAAAAAAGTAAACATTCCATTCAGAGTATACGGATTTGCTAGTGGTTTCAAAGGTGGTAGAGGTTACTACTATCATGGTAATGATCATACTCATCCATGCATGACACCAAAAGAAAATCAGTTAGCGATTGGTGATGATGTAGATTTACTAGAGTTCTTATCTTCTAGACAACGCACTAGAGATCTTGAAGAGTCAATGAAGTATCTCTTCCTACAGTGCCAAAGTTTCCATAACTCACAGTTAGGATATTGTCATGAGTATAGTTTAGGTGGAACTCCATTAGCAGAAGCACTATATGCTTCACGTCAAATTGTTGACAGACTAAAGAGAGAAGAGAAAGTATCTAAAGTAAATGTTATCTGTCTAACTGATGGCGAAGCACAACCAATGAACTTCACTGCTAAGTCAACTTATGAGCACAACGAAGGTCAGTGGTATGCAAAGAGTCTAGCAACTACTTATGGTAAAGTTTACTTCTTACGTGATAGAACAACTGGTTACACTAAGAAAATAGATACTTGCTCAAGTGCTACTACATCAGGTATCGTAGGTTTTCTTAGAGAAATTACTGATTACAACTGGGTAGGTATTCGTCTATGCAACAAAGGTGATGCAAATCGTATGTTCAGACAGTACGCTATGGCAGACTATGAGAAACTAGATAAGCAATGGAGAAAAGAAAGATGGGCATCTATCAAGAATGACTGTGGATTTACTGAAGCATTCTTTATGCCTGACAGAGGTAACGGAGAAGGAACTCAGGATATCGAAGTCAAGCAAAAGAGTGAGGTTGCTACTAAGGCAGAACTACAACGTGCATTCAAAAAGCACATGGGTTCTAAGATGACTAACAAGACAATCCTCAACGCATTCATCAATCAAATAGCATGAGTCTCTGGAAAAATTATCAGGAAGCGGTTTTTGAAACGTTTCCTGATTTGACATTTGAAAAACAACATGTTCACTGGATCAATGACAGGGGAGTAAACCTCACTGCTGACTTGTATTCTGGTAAACATTTTATTAAGTCTAGGCATGTTGATATATGGGATGACAAACTAAACATTCATAACAATGTAATCTATCCTAAGACAGGACATAACCTTCCCTGTTTTGGTATGGATCTCATGGGGTTCTTTGAAAAGAAAGTCATCATAGTATTTGACTTCCAACATCCTGTAGAAAAATATCTAATGTCTGTACCTGAGTTACCAAAAGCAGAAGGAACATATAGATTCTTTGAACCTGGTAATCATTTCTCTGAAAATATATTTGTTAGGTATTGCACTATGTCTGAGGTAGATGATTATCTTCCTGACTTTAAAAAATATCTATCGGTATATAAAAGTATGTTAGATGAAGCACAACCCACAGGAGAGGATACTAGTTGCTATAATGATTTTGATAAGTATATGATAAGACTTGACCCTATCTCAGGATATCTAGGTAGTGCCTTTGGTAAAGAAGAATCAGATAAACTAATCAAGGAGTTCTTTTTCAGTTATGCATAATATTAATCAGGACATAGCAGTTCTATTAGCATACTGTATGCAGGACTTTGAGGGTGTAGAACCATTAGAGTGTCCTATGCCAGAAGTTAAAAGGGAAGATCTTGTCATTAGAAATACAATGTACAAGACACCTAAACTTAGGAAGATACATTTAGAACTAGCAGAACTAAAAGGATTAAAGATATTACACTGTGTATTTTTTCCAGACCCTAATTATAATTTACCTATCTTTGGATGTGATATAGTTGCTAACGATAAGATTGTTAGTGCTGCTATTGTTGACGTATCACCAGTAAAAGGATTTGAAGAGTGGGATAAGATTAGAGATATTAGTAATGCTTTTGACTTTAGTGAGAAGAGACATATACCTGCATGGGGTGATGATGTATTTTCTCCTTATGCTAAGTTTATGCGTTTAAGTAATGACAAAGACATATCAAACTTCTATGTTCTTGTAGTAAACTACTTAAAAACATATTGTGATCTAGTAGATTCTGCTGAAAAGGATGACAACTGGATCATGACTATGCTAAGATATGATGACCAGATTCATTATTGTAAACAACAAAAAAAGAATGACAAAACACGTGCCATTCTTGTAAATTTATTTGATGAAACTTGGGCAAATAATTACATAGATAATGTACTATTTGACCTTCCTAGGATTAAATAGATTCCAGTTCTTATTGAAGATTACATCTATGTAAACCCATTTTGCATAGTGAACTCCACGATAACACAGCAGGGCAAAGACCTTCTCTGGATTATGAATTTCTGGATCGTATTCTGGAACATCTGGTATCTTCCAATTAATTTGTAACATTTGTCTTTACCTCCTGTAATATTTAGTGTTCGGAGATCCTAACAAAAAAGTTCAAGCAAGCACATTTTTATGAAAACTACCAAATGGTCTGCCTACATTCTATTACAATCTAATAGATTAACTAAAGTAGAATTTACAACCGAATCAAATTTAAGAGAAGATGCTGAACAACGTTGTAAAGCGATGTATGGAGTAAGTGATATCAGACAGCTTAAAAGAGAGTGGACAGTTTAATTAGTGTACCACGTGGCTTGCAAATGGTATCGTTTACTATTATAATAAATGTATAAATAAATGATTCCGATTACATCATGACTTTCCAACCAATCTTTACTAAAGACGATCTCCTTAACTTCTTTCAAGCAGGAGACATAGACACAGAACAAGTAAAAGCATTCGCTACAAAATACAATGTTCAGATTCAAAGTGTCACCAAGAGAATGAACAAACTTCCACAGTTCCAGAAACTAGGTCGTGGTCGTTGGAATCTTACTGCACAAGAGATTCATAAGGCATTTGTTGCACCTTCTGCACAACCTGCTGTTGAGACATCTTACATTCCTGATAAGGACAACACCTATGTTCCTTTCGGTAACTACAATAGTCTCAAGAAGATTATACAGTCTAAGATGTTCTATCCTGCGTTCATCACTGGTCTATCTGGTAACGGAAAGACTTTCTCTGTTGAGCAAGCATGTGCTGCTCTAGGACGTGAGTTGATCAGAGTCAACATTACTATCGAGACAGATGAAGATGATCTTATCGGTGGTTTCCGTCTTAACGATGGGTCAACTGTATGGCATAACGGTCCTGTTATTGAAGCACTCGAAAGAGGTGCAGTACTTCTCCTAGACGAGATCGACCTAGCATCTAACAAGATTCTATGTTTACAATCTATCCTTGAAGGTAAGGGTGTATTCCTTAAGAAAATTGGAAGATTTGTAAAACCTGCTGCAGGTTTCACGATTATAGCCACCGCTAATACAAAAGGAAAAGGTTCTGACGATGGTAGATTCATAGGAACTAATGTTCTTAACGAAGCATTCCTTGAGAGATTCCCTATCACTTTTGAGCAAGAGTATCCATCTGCATCTATTGAGAATAAGATTCTAGCAAATCAAGGATGTGATAAAGAGTTCGCAGACAACCTAGTCAAGTGGGCAAGTATCATCCGTAAGACATTCTTTGATGGTGGTGTTGATGAAGTGATTACAACACGTAGACTTGTTCACATTGTTCAAGCATTCAACATCTTCAACAACAGATTGACTGCTATCACTCATTGTGTTAACCGTTTCGATGATGACACTAAGCAATCATTCCTTGATCTTTATACTAAAGTTGACGCAGGGGAAGAAACAGAGTATAATGAAGGGGAATAATAACCCTTCATTATGAGGAAATACAATGAGGATGGATATCTAAAAGAGATTTCCGAATACATTGCTAATACATACCGAGGTCATTATTCTGTAGGAAACGTACAGACTCTTGACCTCATTGACTCTGTTGGTGATGCTGAAGCATTCTGTAGAAGTAATGTTCTAAAGTATGCATCACGTTATGATAGGAAAGGGACAGCAAGAAAGGACATTCTAAAGATTGTTCACTATGGTCTACTCCTCCTACACTTCAACGACAAACGCGAAAAAGCAAATCAAACTAATGCAGGAACTCCTTCTGCCTTTACTGTAGATTACGACAAATGATTATGATTACCAAACCCACTATTGAAATTCTAAAGAACTTTTGTTCTATCAACAAGTCTCTTGTTATTAAACCTGGCAATAGGTTAAGTACATTAAGTATCAATAAAAATATTCTTGCCTATGCTGATGTTGAGGAACAGTTTGATTCACAGATGTCTATCTATGATCTCTCAACATTTTTAGGTGGGTTATCTTTATTTGAGAAACCATCTATTGATACATCAAAAGATAATTATGTAACTGTTAGTGATGCTGCAGGACGTTCTAAAACTAGATTCTTCTATGCCGATCCTGATATTATTACACAACCTCCAGAAAAGGAAATTACTCTTCCTAGTCAGGATGTTAGTTTCCATCTTGATGCTAATGTTCTTCAGCAACTTCAACGTGCTGCTTCAGTATATCAACTACCAGACTTATGTCTTTATGGTGACAGTGAAGTAATGAACTTGACTGTATGTGATAAGAAGAATGATACATCAAACAGTTATTCAGTTGAAGTAGGATCTACAGATGCTGAGTTCTGCTATTGTTTTAGAGTTGAGAATTTAAAACTATTACCTGGTGCATATGATGTGTCAATAAGTAAAACTAACGTTGCACTCTTCCAAGGTAATGGGATAAAATATTTTATAGCACTAGAACCAAACACATGAACATCTTTGTGACTGACCCAGACCCCATTAAATCAGCACAAGTCTTACCAGACAAACACATAGTAAAGATGCCATTAGAGACATGTCAAATGCTTTCTATTGTTGCATCAGAGAAATGGGGTCATGGATTCGGTGTTCTACCTAAAGTAGATGGAGCACCATACAAAACAGATAAGGGTGCATTTCGTAATCACCCTTGTACTATCTGGGCACAGAATAACTTTCGTTGGTTGATAGAACATGGTCTTGCATTGTGTGCAGAATATACACACAGATATAACAAGACACATAGTTGTCAATACACCATAGAGTGTGCGGATATTATTTTCCCAGATTGCCCACCACCAACATCATTTGTATTTGCAGGTCCTGATCAATTCAAGTATGATACTAGCATTGACATCTTTACTGCATACAAAAGATATGTTGCATTTAAACCTTGGGTCGCCACTAATTACTTACGTGACCCATCTCGCAAACCAAATTGGGTATGAATGATTTTTTATGGGTGGAGAAATACAGACCAAAAAAGATTGAGCACTGTATTCTTCCATCAAATGTGAAAGAGACTTTTACTAGTTTCGTAAAGCAAGGAGAGATACCAAATCTCTTGTTGTCAGGAACAGCAGGAGTCGGTAAAACAACTATTGCAAAAGCATTATGCAATGAATTAGGAGCAGACTTCTATGTTATTAATGGGTCTGATGAGGGTAGATTCTTGGACACTGTACGCAATCAGGCAAAGACCTTTGCTGCTACTGTTTCTCTTACATCTGAATCTCGTCATAAAATTCTCATTATTGATGAAGCGGACAATACGACACCCGACGTACAATTACTCTTACGTGCCTCAATCGAGGAGTTCCAGAAAAACTGTCGGTTCATCTTCACGTGTAATTTTAAGAATAAAATAATTGAACCTCTACACTCTAGAACAACTGTTATTGATTTTAATGTTCGTGGAAAAACAAAACAAGAACTCGCTAGTAAATTCTTTGAACGGTGTCGTGGGATTCTTGTTGCAGAAGATATACAATACACTGATTCTGTGGTCGCTCAAGTCGTCCAGAAATACTTCCCAGACTTTAGAAGAACACTCAACGAATTACAGAGATACGCATCTACAGGAAAAATAGATACTGGTATCTTGGCAACCCTTGGTGATGCTAAGATAGATCCACTTGTAGCATCATTAAAGAACAAGAAATTTAATGATGTTAAGAAGTGGGTTCAACAAAATATAGATAACGATCCTATATCTATCATGCGTAAACTGTATGATAGTTTACCTACAACAGTAGATAGTCCTAGTGTTGCTGCAGCAGTTTTAATAATTGCTGAGTATCAATACAAGGCAGCATTTGTTGTAGACCAAGAGATAAACCTATTGGCTTGTCTTACTCAAATTATGTTGGAGTGTAACTTTAAATGACTAACAGATTTATGAAAAAACGTGAGAAGATCAGGGCACAAATGAAGTCCAGATTCTATTATTTGTTCTGGGGTGCTATGGCAGGTGCTGTTGTAGGTGGACAAATTTATGTTGGTACATCTTATCGTTTTATGGCAAAATCAATGAACAGATGGTTTGATGAAACTGTTCAGATATTGCAACAACCAATAAAACCTAGAACAATGGTTCCTATCCCAATGCCTACTCCAGATTACTATGACAATCCTATGATAATCAGATGAAAAAGATAGGAATATTTCCAACAAATATCTTTGAGTTTCAATTACATGATCTCCAACTTCGGGATGATGTCTATAGTTATATTGACACTCTTAAGATGAGTCGGTTTAACTTTCCACATAGAGTCATGAGTTCTCATGGTGATCTTCATAAACACGAAGAACTTAAACCATTGTATGATTGGTTTCATCAGTGTTTAGAAGAGGCAAGAGTAGCAGAAGGATTACAATGTGAAAGTTTAAAGATATCATTGTCATGGGCAAACTGGGCACCTAAACAATCTGGTGCAGGTCACCCAATGCATAGACATAACTATGCGTACTACTCTGCTGTATATTATCTTACAGAAGGATCACCTACAGTCTTTTTAGATCCTGTAGATATTAGAGGGTTAGATACTCTTGAAATATTACAGGGAGATAGAGAGAGTGTTCCTAATGAAAAAGAAATAGTTGCAGAACCTGGTAAACTAATTCTATTTCCTGGTTGGTTAAGACATTGTTCAGCACCACATCATCAGGACTTTAATAGATTTACTATATCATTCAACAGTCTTCCTGATGGTGCCATTAACGGTGGTCCTGGTGGAGTTCCAGTTGCAACCTTGAAAATATTATGATGAAAACTCCATTGCGTTATCCTGGTGGCAAATCTCGTGCCACAAAAAAGATAGCACAATTTCTTCCAGATCTTACAAAGTATAAATCATATCATGAACCATTCTTAGGAGGTGGGTCTGTTGCATTATACATTGCTCAAACTTATCCTCACCTAGACATCTGGGTGAATGATCTATATACACCATTAATAGAATTTTGGCAAACCCTAGCATCCAAAGGAGATGAACTCTACAATGAACTTATTCAACTTAAATACAGGCACTGTGAACCTGGGTCTGCTAAACAACTTTTTCTCGAAGCTAAAGAATATCTCGATAGAGAAACCTCAACCATATTTGATCGCTCCGTTAGTTTTTATATTGTTAATAAGTGTAGCTTTAGTGGTCTCACAGAATCGTCCTCCTTCTCCCCTCAAGCCTCAGACAACAACTTCACAGTTAGAGGCATTGAAAAATTAAAATACTATAGGAGTATCATTGAAACTTGGAAAATCACCAACACGACGTACGAGGAACTATACACTGATAGTGTGGGCACTTTTACTTACCTTGACCCACCTTATGAAATCAGATCTTCATTGTACGGAAAGCGAGGTAGGATGCACAAAGGATTCGATCACGATAAATTCTATGAAAACTGTGATCACTCCTGTGGACACATGATGGTATCATATAATAGTTCTCAGTTAATTAAAGATAGATTTGTAGACTGGGATGCACAAGAGTACGATCACACCTACACTATGAGATCAGTAGGTGACTACATGAAAGATCAACAAGACAGAAAAGAATTACTTTTATTAAATTATGGCATACGATGATCGTTATCCTCTAAAGGATTATTTGAATAGTATTAATTATACTAAGGATTACCTCATGGAAGAGGATCCAGACTGGGAAAAGAATTACCCAACTTATGTTATTAATAAGTGTATGTCACATCATATGGATACTATTGTCTTTGCTAATGAAATGAATAGATATCCTAATTTAGATAAACGTTTGCAATATGATTTTTATATACATACTGTTAGACCCAAAAGAAGATTTTCTCCTTGGGCAAAGAAACAGCAAGTGAAAGATCTTGACCTTGTGAAAAAATACTATGGTTATAGTAGTGAAAAAGCAAATCAAGCCTTACGGATCTTAACTCCTGACCAACTTAACTACATTAGACAAAAACTGAGCAAGGGAGGCAAGAAATGAATGATGTGGATTGGACTAAAGATGATATGGTTGAAGTCACTCTTAAAGAACCAGATGACTTCTTAAAAATAAGAGAGACTCTTACTCGTATAGGTGTAGCATCTAGAAAAGAAAGAAAGTTATATCAGTCATGTCATATTCTTCATAAGAAAGGACAGTATTACATAGTACATTTCAAAGAGTTATTTGCATTAGACGGTAAGAAAGCAAATCTTTCAGAGAATGATTTACAACGCAGGAATAGAATTATTAAACTACTGTCTGATTGGGGACTAGTAGAGATTGTTAAGGTATCAGATGTGGTAGATGTAGCACCACTAAGTCAGATAAAGGTAATAGCATACAGGGAAAAGGGAGAGTGGATCCTTGAGTCCAAGTATAACATCGGTAAAAAGAGACAAGTATCAGAATGATATATAGAGTAGGTAAACTCTAAATCATGACAGAAGCAGTTAAAAAAGAAGAACCTAAGAAGAAAGGTATCCTAGGTAAGCTTAAAGAAGCAGCAGACGATAAAGAAGAGCAACTCGCTATTCTTTCTACATTCGTAAGATTGGCAGTGCTTGTGTGGTCCGCAGGGATCTTGACGTTAGCATATGTTAAATTGCCAGCTGCATTTAAAATACCAGAACAAAAACTGGATCCAACTTTCATAGCTTCGGTCTTTACTGGTACGCTAGCTACTTTTGGCGTACAAGCGGCTGGTAAGAAAAAGAATGGTGATAATGGTGGAGGAGCAAGCATATCTAAAAAAGATATGGAGTTCCTTATTGCTAAAGCATCAGAGACTGCACCTGCTCAAACTATAAGAATTGAGTCAGCACCTGTCAAAATTGTCCCTGATAAATAAGATCATGCAAAAAATTATTAATGTACTTGCTATTGCGTCTACTGTTGTATCTGCTACCGTTGTTGGTGGTGGTATATACGTATACCTCAATAGGGCATCCATCATTGATGGAGTTAAATCTAAAGTTATGGAATCAGTTATGCCATCTGTACCAGGTATTAATGGATTGGGTTCTGGAACTACACCAGAGGTAGGACTTCCTGAGTTACCTGTGGCAGATGTAGAAGTTCCTAGTTTTTAAGAGGTAATTATGAATAAATGGATAGGTATTACTCTGGGAGGAATCTTAGGCATAACACATATAGGTATGATTGGTATGATTGCTACTCAGAAAGGTAGTAAATTACCTAAGATTGATATACCTCATGGTGACTATACTTCTTATGTTATCTCAGCAAGCGAAGAAGGATATAAAATAAGTTATTCAGCAAACGATCCCAAGACAGCATACATTACTAAAGATATTAAAGAGAAAGGTGGATTCCTAGGACTTGCAAATAATACTACTAAGGTTACAGAAGAGTACTTCATGGATGGTCAGATCAATCAGGGAGGACCTGTATCTAACAATAGGTCTTGGATAGATATGCCACCTGGTTTGACTGCAGCTCAGGCAGCTGCAATAGATGAGATCAGAAAAAGTGAAGCATGTATCGAAGCAGTCGGTGCAGCAAAAGGAACTGGGAGACTGGTTGGGACTAGCATTGGTGCTGCTGCTGCTCCTAGTCTTTCCTCTATTCCCTTTGTTGGTTGGGTTGCTGCAGGTTGGGTAGCAATGTTTGGTGGAGATCAAGGTGCAGATATAGGTGGTAACATGGCAGAAGATTTAAACAAGAACTGCTAATGCAGACTGTTGATAATTTTTTAAGTGCTGAAGAGTTCAATGATTTGGAGTCTCGCATACTAGGAGACCATATTGATTGGTATTGGAATGATGGTATTACTCATGAGGGTGATGGGTTATTCCAATTTACTCATACTATATTTGATGCACCTAAAGATCAGAAGAGTCCTTTGTTCTATCATTGCAAATCAGTATTAAATAAACTAGGTGGTGCTGTCTATAGAATAAAAGCAAACCTAACTATTAAAACTGAATCACATACATACACTGGTTATCATACAGATTTTACTGAAGAGGAATTTGTAGGACAGACTGGTGTTTTTTATATGAATACTAACAATGGATGGACTGAGTTTAAATCTGGTATAAAGGTAAATAGTATTGCAAACCGCATGTTAATATTTGATTCTAAGTACGAACATGTAGGTGTAACATCTACTGACAGTAATCGTAGAGTCGTTCTAAATTTTAATTTTAAGTAATGGATTTTCAAAAAATAACTACAGGAGTAACAGCAGCAGCAGTTGTAGGAACTGGTGCAGTAGTTGGTGGTGGTCAAATTATTGACAATATGAATGACGGTCCTGCCAGAAGACAAGAAGCACAATTAGAAGAGATAAGAAAAGTTATCAGAGAAGAGATTTATATACAACTAGTAGAGAACTGGCCAAAGACTTCAGGTCCTGTGAAAGGTTATCAAGTTAATCCTATACCTAAGAAGTAGGTTTTCTAGGAGGCAATCCTTTTTTCTTACGATACTCATCCGTTATAATATCTTGACGAGTGGGTTTCGTAACTTTTTTGCCAAATTTTTTCTTAAAGAAGTCTGTTGCTTTTTTAATTATAGGTTTTATTACTCTTAATAATAATGGTGTTGCAGCTGCAGACGCAGTTGCAATTACTGCTATTGCTGCTGTTGTGCTGACTTGACCTGCACTAGGTACAAACTGTTCTACTGTTGGAACTGGTTCCCAAATCGTTTCACATATCAATCCATCAGGTGTTAGTTTATATTCTTTAACTTGCTCATCACCTTTCTGGTTTCTATCACCTATACGTCTAGCATTAGGTGGAGGACACTCTACTTCTTTCTTATTATCGCCAGGTGTTTTTGGTGGTTCAACATCTGGTGAAGGAGGTGTTAAAGGTTCACCTGTATCAATACCCTCTGCCTCTTCTGGTTCAACGTATACTGTTTGCCAAGACAATTCTCTAGCATCATACTCAGGTGGTTCATAGTATGGCATACCACCATCACATAACACTACGTTCTGTTTAGGATCATCATTTACTAGTTGTTTATTTTTATTAGCAGGATTCTTTGCGTTCTCTTTATTGACTTTTACACAACCTGGCATGTTTACAATAGGAGTTCCTATCAATGTTGTTACTGGAACTTCTATTGGTAAAGCACTGTACGGTGAGTAGACCCAATTATGTTGAATGGGTCTAACACCTATGTAATTATTTCCAACAGGACGAATGGTAATATTAGGTATACCCGCATTATTTAATTGTATATTTTGTATTTCATTTATCGGCATTGATATCACCTATTGACATTTCAAAGTCTTTGGGATCATTGCTATTAGGTTGTTTCCACTTAGGTTGTGGTGTTATATGTTGATGTGGTACTACCTGACCACCAGGAGCTGTTACTACTACGTCAGCACATATGGTATGGTAAGGAGATTTAGGATGAAAAAATATTCCACTCTTTTTTAATTCACCACAGTTTTTCAATCTTGCTAATTCAAAGTCTAATCTCTTATTAGCTACGTTTTGATTAGACAAATCTATCTGAGCCTGTGCTGCATCATGGCATTGTTTAGTTAACTTCTTATTCATAGGTATTGATAGGGTAGCAGACAATCCTATGTTAAATGATTGGTTTGCTTTCATATCAGTCCGAATAGGTTTTCTCCATAAAACTTGACCAGGATTATCAGGTCTACCGTCAGGTCCGTCTACATCAACTCTGATATCCATGTCAGCACCATCTTCAAACCATCTACTACCGTCATCTTTGGTTCGGGTATCATACCATGTTTCCCAAGGGTAGTTCTTAACCGTAATAGTTTGTGTGGTTGTCCGACCTGTAAAGTCAGTAGCATCATATTGTGGTTCGTAATATACGTCCTCCCAAGGATCCTTTCTTGAATCTGCAAATTGAATGTATGGTGTAACGTTAAGTGTACTACCTTGACACTGAACACCATTACCATAGGTATTAGTTATATACGGTCCCTGTAAAACTTGTATAGCTTGATTGGTCACTGAGCCACTGGAATTTGCTATTGGATTCGCTGTGGCAGATACACCTCCGACACTTTCTGCTAGTACTACTGTTGGAGATAAAATACTAGTTATGGTCGCTATTGCGTAAACGTACTTGTTGTATCTGTGACACTTTGGATAGTGGTGGTACGCTGTATTATTGTCTGGTTGGTCATCCCTGGGCCTTGATAGCTCTGAGTGAATTGGAATGCTTCGCCTGGTGTTGATATGGTGAAGTTGTTCGCTTGACTGAAGTCTAAACTGTCGAAGGAACTTGTTACAGTTCCTGATACGTTTACTCCACTTGCTGAAGTTGCTGATTGTGAAGGAGTCACTGTCACTGTGGAAGTGTTCACTGGTGGGTTGAGTGCTTCTCCATTGTTTGAAACCCCTACCCCTGTTACTGAGTATTCCCATCCTGTACGATAATCTATTGAAAATATGGTCTCCTGGACCGTGGATTCAGTTTCCGTGTGGCTCGTCATGGAACCCTGTTGGAAATTTGGTACGACTGGAACCGCAAGGGTTCTCAGTGGTATACCCATGAAACATATCACTAGTAGTACTATACGTTTCATAATATTATATAGTTGCTTTATCGGATTGTGATTTCTGTGACTAGTTGTCCAGTTGCTGAAGTTCCAGATCCACCTGCTGTTAGTGCCATTGCTCCAGAAGTTGCAATAGTACCAGCAAGACTTCCTGCAGTACCAGGTGCTGTAGAAACTATGTTACTGTAACCTAATACATCACCTACATCAGCAGCAGTAGTAACAATAGCATCACCAGTTGTTATGTTCTGAGTGAAACTATATGAATTTCCTTGGGTTGACTGTGCTACATCAGGAAGTGCAAAAGTTGCTACACCTGCAGTGCTTACAGCAGAGATACCACCTAAGTTACTAGCAGCACTACCACCAGACGGTGTAATAGTTGTGTCAACACCAGATCCACTAGTGCTGTAAGAGTTACCCGCCCTTGAAACTGAAGTATAGCCTGCATCAACCTGTAGTTGAACAGAGCTAGTCAGTCTATGAGTAAGGTCTGCTCTCGCTGCCATTGGACTCATCAAACCAATCATACCGAAAAAGATTAATGCTTTTTTCATTTTCTTCTAAGTAGATATAACTATCTGATCTATATAGGTGTCGAGAACCCCCTAGAAATGTTCGGGATGTACCGTTTGCTTATACCTGAGTCTATGGTTAAATAGTATTGTCGCCTTCGGGGACACAATTTACACTCGCTTACTTAAGGAGAACCATTATGGAAAAAATAGAAAGGTATCGCTCTACCGATTTACCAGATCTTTTAGATAAGATTTCAAGAAACAGTATTGGACTAGACAACTACTTCGATCAGTTTTTTAATATTCCTTCTTCCAACTATCCACCTTATAATTTAATTAACTTGAATAATCATGAGTCTAGACTAGAGATTGCTCTAGCAGGATTCAAAAAGGAAGAGGTAAAAGTCTACACAGAATATGGAAAACTAGTAGTAGAAGGAACTAAACCAGAAGAGAAACAAACCACAGAGTACTTCCACAGAGGACTAGCACGTAGAAACTTTAACAAATCTTGGACACTATCTGAAGACTGTGTAGTTGATGACGTTACATTTGAGAACGGATTACTTACAATAGAGCTAAAGAAAATTGTTCCAGAAAAACATGCACGTAAAGATTACATCTAAATAGGTGTATGGAATTACATCATGAAGAAAACTACTGGTGGGATCTGTTTAGTTGGAAAGAACTAGAACTCCTCATCAACTTAAGACCACTCATGTCTACCGACAGGGTGGTTCTTTTGCATTCAAAAAAAGGATATAAATGGAATTTAGATACTTGGTCTACACAAGATTCAGTTCCTGCTTCAGTTATTAAAGAAGTATTGGAGACTGGGTTTCTGTATATCAAAGAAGCATCTAGGTTTACCAGAAAGATTAATGAACTAGCAAAGGAAATAGAAAAAGAATATGGGTATCAAACTGATGCTCACATCTATGCAACTCTAAACCCAGACTTACCCCATCCTCTAGGTGCTCACATAGATGACAATGATAATGTTATAGTACAATGTGAAGGTGCAACTAACTGGAAGGTATGGGATAAGATGGATGTTATACCTGATAGTAGAAAGGATTGGGTAAATCTAGATTTGGATAAACCTCCTGCACTAGATGTAACGTTACTACCAGGTGATGCTGTGTGGATTCCAAAATACTATCCGCATCTTGCAACTTCTGAAGATGATAGACTATCAGTAAGTTTTCCTTCAAGGGGTGTTAAAGGTGTTACATTTCAAGACAGAGAATGGTTAACTTTAAACAAAATGTAGTTTAAGATACAGTTAAAGATTAATAGATAAGTTGGTTTATCTAGAAAACTCATGAAAGCATTCGCAGTTGCCCTGCTCGGTTTAGGATTCATTCCTTCCGCAATCGCAGGTCCGTATGTATCCACTAAAACCGAATTTAAAGGTAACGAAGATGGATACTCTAAGATGGTTAACCAAGCAAGAATTGGTACAACCTTTAAAGTAGGATCATTAAAACCATACATCGAAGCTGGTGGTGGTATTGTATCTCCAGATGGTAAAGATGCAGAAGGATTCCAAGTAATTGAATTAGGTACAAAGTTTAAACTTACTGACTCACTTGCTGCAAAAGCAAAGTTTGAGCATAAGTGGGAACCAGACTCAG